CAGGCACAAACACAAGAAGAAGTTCCACAAGAATTTGTAGAAGAATTTACAGAAAAATTCACAGTTAGAAACTTCAAAGAAGATATTAAAAATGTGTTCCCGGTCTTGTATAGACTGATGAAAGAAAGCGACATAGGCTATGACGACATAGTCGCAATGACAACCACAGAACAAGAAACCGTAGAGGATGTTGAGCTCGATGAACACAACGAGTTCGATCGCTTTGAATCTTGGGTTATGGGGTTAGGCGAAGACTCAGCTATTGCTAGTCAAGATCCACAAGAACAACAGACAGCAAAACAAGAATTACAAGAGTTGGTTAGTCAGGCATTCCCAACAGGCGTTGATGGTTCAAATGCTATCGAAAGTCTAAAAGGCATCATTGAAGATCCACAATTATTTAAAGCTATCAAAGAACAAGCACAACAAGATCCAGACTCTGATGTTCGTGGTATGGTAAAAGATTGGCTAGAATCTAATGCTCCAGAAGCAATTGAAGGGTTAGATTTTGGAGACTTTGAGGAACAGCCTGCAATGGATGCTGAAGAACAACCACAAGAAGCCAGTGATGGTCCTAACAAAAGCGATGTACCTGCATATCTACGCAAACAAAAAGGTGGAGATGATTGGAAGGTCAGCACTAAAGACGTAGAAGATGAAAAAACTAAATCTCCAACAAGTTCAGCAGGCTTAGCACGTAGAAAACAAGAACTAGGAATGGGAGAAGCTGATAGCGAGCCTAGCAAAAAAGATGACGACAATTCTCCTCCTTGGGATACCGACGACGAAGAAAAGTCACAATTTAAAAAGCCCAATAATCCAAATCGTACAGGCCAAGACAGTGCTAGAGCATTAGCACAACGAGGCATGCAGTCTAAAATGAATGTACAAGAGTTAGCAGAATTCATCAGTAGTTTTTATGATAGAAATTCAGGTACATTCCCTAAAGGTCCAGAAGGCGTTGTTATCATGGTAGGCAAAAAGTTTGGTGAACAGGCAGAAATGGTTGCTCGCAAAATGGTAGAAAGAATGGCTCCACAACAACAAGATCCACAAATTGCAGAATTAGCACGTATTAGAGAATTAGCAGGCTATTAAGATTGTTCGTAGCAGTTAGAGTCTAGTTAACTCTATTAGATTGGGCACTTAGGTGTCCTTTCTTTTGGCGAAATCAGTTGTCAACGTAATTGTCAACTAAGGCGTTATATATATGTAGGGGTAGAAATTCCTACTTAACCAAAAGGAAACTTTAAAATGAAATCAGCAATCGCAATCCTCGCTACCGTGTTCGCAGTATCAGCATTTGCACAAGCACCTGCCAAGAAAGAAGAAGCCAAGCCAGCAGCACCGGCTGCAACAGCAAGTGCTCCAACACCAGCTAAGGCTGAAGTTAAGAAGGAAGAGAAAAAGCCTGCAAAAAGCGAACCTGCTAAGAAAGAGCCAGCTAAAGCAGACGCAAAAGCCGCTAAGTAAACTTGACCTAGAAGATAGCGATCTCATTGTTGATGATGAGATCACATTTGGTCGTAATCTAAAGGCTCGCAATTTTGGTCAGTTAGTAGAAGATGACTTATCAGACTATGTGAAGTTTAGATTATGGCTAGCTAGACAAAGAGCAATGGCAGCATATAGAGAAAAGTGGGCTTGACCCACTTTTTTCTTTTGGTAAAATAAATCAAAAAAATAGCAGATAATCATTGACCTTGCTAAATAAAAAGCGCATAATAATACATGTGCATAAGGCATATAAACATTTTAGGCATAACACAAGGAGGCATTTAAAATGGCATCACTCGCAGAAATCCGTGCTAAACTTCAAGAAGCACAATCAAAGTCCACAGGACAATCCACAGGCGGTGGAGACAACGCAATTTACCCACATTGGAACATGCAAGAAGGCAAGGAAGCGGTCATCCGTTTGCTACCCGATGGCAACTCTGCCAATACATTTTTCTGGGTAGAACGTGCAATGATCAAATTGCCGTTCGCAGGTATCAAAGGTGAAACAGATAGTCGTCCAGTTCAAGTGCAAGTTCCTTGCGTTGAAATGTACAACGATGGTACAGTTTGCCCAATCCTTTCAGAAGTGCGTGGTTGGTTCAAAGATAAATCATTGGAAGAGATGGGTCGTAAGTATTGGAAAAAGCGTTCATACATTTTCCAAGGATTTGTGGTTGAAGATCCTATTAAGGAAGATAAGCAACCTGAGAATCCAATTCGTAGATTTATCATCGGTCCTCAAATCTATCAAATCATCCGTTCAGCATTGATGGATCCAGAGTTGGAAGAACTGCCAACTGACTACCTCAAGGGCGTAGACTTCCGTATTGCCAAGACATCTAAAGGTGGCTTTGCTGACTACTCTACATCAAAATGGAGCCGTCGTGAACGTTCTTTAACGGAAGTTGAAGCAGCAGCCATTGAAGCTCACGGCTTATTTAATTTAAGCGACTTCTTGCCCAAGAAGCCTACCGATGTTGAGCTCAAGGTCATGAAAGAAATGTTTGAAGCGTCGGTAGACGGTGAAGCATATGACATGGATCGTTGGGGTCAATACTTCAAGCCAGCAGGTATGGGACAGGCCACGGGCGATCCTAATAAAGCTGCCGCACCACGTGCCGCAGTGACCGCTCCTGCAGCCGAAGACGCTCCTTTTGATGCTGATGAACCAGCTGTCAAAGCCAGTGCTCCGGCAGCTCAACCAGCTAGCGATGGTGCTAGTCGTGCGCAAGACATTCTTGCCATGATTCGCAATCGTCAGAAGTAAATTGCTAGTCAAGAGTACGAGCGTGAGCTCGTACTCTCTTTCATTTCAGGAGAATAATAATGGCAAAAATATTAAAAGTAAATGAGAACTTTTCTCTAAGTTATAATAGTCGCGAAGATCAATCTGGCGACACTGTGGCGGATATTGATATTAGATTCGATAATCCTAAGGATGATTCTGTTATAATTAAAAGACTAAACACTTGGCTACAAGCAATTGGTCGAGAAGACATTGTTGTAAGCCCAAAGAAATTACCAAAGGGTGAACTATAATGGCAAAAGCATTTGATATCAGTAAATTTAGAAAGTCAATTACCAAGTCTATCGACGGACTGAGTATTGGTTTTAATGACCCAACTGACTGGGTTAGCACAAACAACTACGCATTAAACTATTTGATCAGCGGATATTTCGATCGTGGTATTCCGTTAGGTAAGGTAACAGTATTTGCTGGTGAATCTGGTGCAGGTAAGAGTTTTATCTGTTCAGGTAACCTAGTCAAGAATGCACAAGCACAGGGCATTTATCCTATCTTGATTGATACAGAAAATGCACTTGACGAAAAGTGGCTACACGCTCTCGGTGTTGACACAAGTCCAGATAAGTTGTTGAAACTTAATATGGCCATGATCGATGATGTGGCAAAGACCATTACAGAATTTATTGCAGAATACAAAACAATGGATGAAGCAGATCGACCTAAGATATTGTTCATCATAGATTCATTGGGCATGTTGTTGACTCCTACTGATGTTAATCAATTTCAAGCAGGTGATATGAAAGGTGACATGGGTCGCAAGCCTAAGGCGCTAACCGCACTTGTTCGTAACTGTGTCAATATGTTCGGTAGCTACAATATTGGCATGGTATGTACTAATCACACCTACGCCAGTCAAGACATGTTTGATCCAGATGACAAGATTTCGGGCGGTCAAGGTTTCATCTACGCCAGCTCTATCGTTGTTGCTATGCGTAAATTAAAATTAAAACTTGATGCAGATGGTAATAAGACTACAACTGTACAAGGTATTCGTGCAGCCTGTAAGATTATGAAAACTCGTTATGCAAAACCGTTTGAAAGTGTACAGGTTGAGATTCCTTATGAAACAGGTATGAGTCCATATAGTGGATTGGTCGATCTGTTCGAAGCAAAAGGCATGCTCAAGAAAGAAGGAAACAGTCTTGTATACACTACCAAAGATGGTGAGATTATCAAGCAGTTCCGCAAGGCCTGGGAACGCAACGAGAAAGACGGACTAGACATTGCAATGGCTGACATTTCAAAACACGGTGAAATTTCCACTTCTGAGATAACTACTACAGTTGAATCAGACTTGGAGGTCACCGAATGAAAGACGACTTGATTGCAGATATCTGGACATTGGTCATTGAGCATATTCCAGAAAAGCATAGAAAAGATCTAGCTGCCGATTTTGTTAACACACTATTAGATTACGGTATTAAAGAATCAACACTTGAAAGCCTTCTTGGCGTCGATCCTTACCTAGACACTGCAATAGAATATTCAATCGACGGTGAAGAAATTGTAGACGAGGAAGAAGAATACTACGACGAAGACGAGGAATAAATGAATTGGTATGACAGGGTTAGCAAAGATATAAGCAACATTCCCGATGCTGTGGCCTATTATGAAGCTGAGTTAATCGAAGCAAAACAAGATGTCCGCATAGCGGGAAACATCGAGAAGGCAAGTTCGCAGATGCCCGGCATTGTGGAAGAACGCTTTAATCAACTTCAAGAAATTGAAGGTATCCTTGAGTACTTAAACATTGAACTTCGTAGACTTCGCAGTCAACACTTTCGCAAATATCTCGAAAACTACCAACGTCAACTAAGCTCTAGAGACTGTGAAAAGTTTGTAGAAGGTGAAGCTGACGTGGTAGATTTTGAAAAAATTATCAACGATTTTGCCCTACTTAGAAACAAGTGGTTGGGCATTATTAAAGCACTCGATCAGAAACAATGGCATCTCAGCAACATTGTTAAATTACGAGTGTCGGGATTAGAAGACGCATCATTATGAACATCTTAGTAACTGGCGGCCAAGGACTTATCGGACACAATGTAGTAAGTAAATTAGAAACACAAGGACATAGTGTTGTAGTTGCCGATACTCAAACTAATTATGGAATTATCCCACAGCCAGAACTCGTTTACCTATTATCTGAACGTTCTAAAAAAATAAAATCAAGCGAAGTTTATCTTATAGATATATGCGATCCAATTGGCATGAATCAGTTATTTTCAAAATATAATTTTGATATTGTAATTCATCTTGCTAGTTTTCCAAGACAAAAAGTAGTTAATGCTAACCCAGCACTTGGCTCACGTACTATGAGTGAAGGACTGCTTAATCTATTAGAACTAAGTGTAAAGTATAATGTAAAGAGATTTGTTTACACGAGCTCTAGTATGGTCTACGGTGATTTTACAGATTTTGTTAAAGAAGATGCAGTATGCCGTCCGCAAGGACAATACGGCATTATGAAACTTGCAGGTGAGTGGTTAATTAAAGACTACACACGTAAGTATGGAATAGAACATACAATATTTCGTCCAAGTGCAGTGTATGGCCCGCTTGATGTTGAAGACCGCGTTATTAGCAAATTTTTGTTAACTGCCATGCGAGGAGGCGTTCTCAAAGTAAACGGCGTTAATGAAACTCTAGACTTTACCTATGTGGACGATGCGGCCGACGGAATTGTAGCAGCTTCTCTTGCAAAAAATACTGCAAATAAAACTTACAACATAACCAAAAGTCATAGTAAGACACTGTTGTCTGCTGCTGAATTAGCAGTTAGCCTAGCAGGTAAAGGCACAGTCGAAGTCAAGGAAAAGGATGCGGATTTTCCTAGTCGCGGTGCATTAGACATTACCGCAGCACGTCGAGATTTTGGGTTTGATCCTAAAGTTGATATCGACGAAGGATTTGAAATATATTATCGCTGGATTAAAAATTCAGAATACTGGAAGAAAAATTTATGATTCCAAAAATAATACATCATGTTTGGCCAGGTGATGATCCTTTTAGAGAAAAGTTTCATGCTTGGAGAGAAAGTTGGATGCGACTGCACCCAGACTGGACTTTTTATTTTTGGAGAACTTCTAATCTACCTGAAAATATAAATTCTTTGGCAAAACAAATATTGTTAAATCCATCGTATGCAATCACTCCTAAATCCGATGTACTGAGATTTGAAGTATTACGAATATACGGAGGAATTTATGTCGACACTGATATGGAATGTCTACGTCCGTTTGACGAATTTTTAAATCTTGATATGTTCACTGGATTTGAAGATGATTATAGAAGAGTATGCCCAAGTTTAATAGGCTGTGTTTCGGATCACCATCTGTTAACTGAAATGTCTAACGTTAGTGTTTCTAGAGCAATAAAATATGGACCTGAAGTTTCTAACGAAAGACCTCATGTTATCACTAGCGTAAAACCTTTTACAAAAATAATGCAAAAATACTTTAATGACGAGGATTTTGCACAAAGAAAAGTTGAAGACGAAAAAGTTAAAATATTTTCTAAAGATTATTTTTACCCTGTATATTTTAACGAAAAGCATCGCCTTACCGAAGAAGCTCCAAATTCTTATGCCAAGCACCATTGGACAGGCAACGATCCCGATGGATGGACAAAAAATCCTAAGTTTCTGTAGTCCAGTATGGAAATTTAAAAATTACATCGGATACTGGCTTAGGATATTTGTAATCCACATATTGTGTTTCGCATTTGTGATTAATAGCTAATTTAGTATCTTGTTTTTTAAGTGCATCGAGTACTTCGTTCGGATCTCGATACTGCGATTCTATACAACTTTCAACTTTACTTTTTATTCGATTGTCGTTGCCAATCCATGTCCAGTGCCAGCCTACTATATCGGGATGTCTAACACAATGACTTCTATTTTTTTTCTTGTATTGATCACCCTTGTATAATTCTTGAGGAGTGTTGAACATGCATTTTTTAGCAACAACTGGTCCACTCCATGTCCTGTATAATTTTTGATCAAATTTAAAGATGAACATATCTAACGTGCAATTTACTGGTTTATTTTCTTTTTCTAATAAATCTAAAATAGACTGTATCTTTTCAGGGTCTAATATTTCATCTAGATCTGAGTGAATTACAGTATCGTTTGCATCACATAGGTCAATTCCAGATTGCAAAGATGCTCTACTAAAATTTTCGCATTTCCAATCTTTGTAATCGGCCGGAATATCTAAATTTATTAACTGTATTTTGTTATTGTATTTTTGTTGATATTCGTCTATTCTAGCAGCCAAGTGGTACGGTTTTTCTTTCCCGCTCCATGTCCGATTGCCTTCTAAAATAATCCACTTATCTACATAGTTGTTTGAAATGTCTAATCTGATATCTAACATTTCAAACTCGTCGTTAAACATAAAAGTATCAATAATCATTTTTAAAATTTATAAATTACTTGATGAGCATCATAAATGGGGAATTTATTTTTTTTCTCTAAATATTCTATGATAAGTCTTCCTTTGCCAGTCCGTCTTTTAGAATCTTCAAAGGTTGAATTATCGTCAATAGCAACAATAGCACCTGGCTTTAAAAATCTTTCTATTTCTAAAAACTCATTGAGATGATGGGTGGCGCTACCCAAGTCGTTGTTCCATTTAACGTTCATACTATCTAGATAGAATAAATCAACCAAATTTAAATCTGGTTGATCCCTGAGCCACATAACACTGTCTGCACAATAAGATTGATGATATTTTTTATCTATGTATTGATTGGCTGATTCTACAGCTTCTAAATCAATATCAACCGACCTAACAAATCCACCGTGAAATTTTACAAAATCTGCAAAAATAAAGCCACTGTTCCCATCCTTCCAATTATTTGGTTTTCTTGTTGATCCAGTTTCTATAATTAAGAAATTATTAGGTTTTATCGAAAGAAGTTCTTTAAAAACAATCTCAAATCCGTTGCCTCGGTGATACAATCCTGGCGTTAGTCCTCGTTTAGAAAAGCTAACATTTACGTCTAAATGAGGTTTAAAAATATTTTGATAATGCGAGATCCATGTGTTCATATAGAATATTTAGCATCATTAACTGCTCTGATAAATATTCGATATGAATAAAACGATTTTAATTTCTTCTATCTTCAGAAATTCTGAAAAAAAGTTAAACCGATATCATGAGCAATTAAAAACTTTAGTTTTAGGATTTCCTGATATTAAATTCCTGCTCTCTATTTACGAAAACGATTCGTCAGACCATACTAAAGATATTTTACATTCTTTAGACTGGTCGTTTGTTTCTGAAAAATCTATAATAACAGAAAATATAGGAACTGACTTTTACGGGTCAGTAGTTGACGAGCAACGGGTAAAAAATTTAGCAAGCGCAAGAAATAAAACACTCGATGTTGGAGATTTTTTAAATAAATCCAATTATGTTCTTTCAATAGAATCTGACATACAGTACGATTTAGAATGTGCTCAACGAATTATAAATTTTGAATCTGACTACGGAATTGAAGCCGATATTGTATCAGCTGTTAGTTGCAAACCTAGTAAATATGACAGAAAACGGTTATATGACCTTTGGGGGACTCGAAGAACTCCAGATGAAGAGTGGGGTAGTATTGATAACGGTACAGATTATAAAGAATATTATGCTACCTACAACTGTTTTTGTTTTTACAAATCAGAACCAATAAAAAAGGGAGCAAAATTTGGATGGTATAACAATCGATTAAAAAAGTTTGATTGTGATACAATGGTCATTTGTGAAAATTTTAGAGACATCGGCCATAACAAAATTTATATAAATCACCTTGCCAATTGCTGGCATATTTAACTATGAAAAAATACACCTGGCCCTTAATGAAAGACACAATAACATTTTTAGATAAACTAAAAATGATAAATTTTATTCTTAGATCAAATAAATTTACAAACGGTAATCAAGTCAAACAATTTGAAAAAGAATGGAGTGAATGGTTGAATGTAGACCACAGTCTTTTTGTATCGTCTGGTAGTACTGCCAATTTATTACTACTGTCTGCTGTAAAAGAAAAGTTCGGATTAAAAGATCAAGACAAAATTGTTGTGCCTGCCTGCACTTGGGTCACAAACATATCCCCAGTTATACAATGCGGACTACAACCTATTTTTTGTGATATTAATTTTGAAAACTACAGTTTTGATCTTGACCACCTTAAAAAAATCTCGTTAGAGCATCCAGATATAAAAGGAATATTTGTAACTCACTTGTTGGGGTTTGATGCAAACATAGAAAAAATTAAAGAAATAATTCCCAGTGCGTTGATCTTAGAAGATGTATGCGAATCACACGGTGTTACAGATAGCATTGGGAATAAAAGAGGATCTTCTTCTTTAGGAGCTACATTTAGTTTTTATTTCGGACATCATATGACAACCATAGAAGGCGGCATGGTGTCTACGACTAACGAAGAGCTGCATGAACTAATGAGGCTGAAAAGAAGTCACGGATTAGCTAGAGAAGGTTCTCCTGCGTATTTTGAAAAATATAAAAAAGAATATCCAGATTTGCCTCCAAGTTTTCTTTTTTTAACAGAGGGCTACAATTTTAGAAATCATGAAATTCCAGCAGTATTAGGGCAAAGTCAACTAAAACGACTAACCAATATGGTAGATATTCGAAAAAACAACTTTATAAAATATTTTAATATAATAAAGAATTACGAAGATAAGTTTTACCTTCCGGAATTTAATGATACAAATAGTAGTTTTGCATTCCCGTTTGTGTCCAAATCTAAAAACACACACCTGCATCTTATTGAGGCTTTCACGAAATTCAATATCGAACATCGTCCAATAGTTAGCGGAAATTTACTCGCCCATCCATTTTTAAAAGAATATAAGTTAGAGCCCGGGAGTAAAAATAATGTTAATCTTTTACACAATAATGGAGTGTATATTGGCAATAATCATTTTGTAAATCAACAAGATTTCGATGTATTAACTATAATTTTAGAGAGTATAAAATGAAAACAATAGTAATTGCAACAGGTGGTTTTGACCCTATTCATTCAGGTCATATTAACTATATCAAAGAGGCTAAAAAATTAGGCGATGTTTTAATCATAGGAGCAAACTCCGATGCCTGGTTGCGCCGCAAGAAAGGGCAAGAGTTTATGCCATGGGACGAACGTGCTAGTATTCTAAGTGCTATCAAAGATGTAGATCGTGTTATTAACTTTGACGACGCAGACGGTAGTGCAAAAGACGCTATTAGAAAAGTAAGATCAATATACCCCAACGATAAAATTGTATTCGCCAACGGCGGTGATCGTACTAAAACTAATATTCCTGAAATGGATGTACTAGACGAAATGTTGCATTTAGAATTTGTTTTTGGTGTAGGCGGTGAACACAAAATGAATTCCAGTTCGTGGATATTACAAGAATGGAAAGCGCCTAAGACTGAACGACAGTGGGGCTACTATCGTGTACTGCATGAAGTTCCTGGAATGAAAGTTAAAGAGCTCACTGTGGAGCCCGGAAAGAGCCTAAGTATGCAACGCCACCAACTACGTGCTGAGTATTGGATGGTTAGTGAAGGCCAGTGTATAGTTAACAGCATGATGCCTAACGGGTATCGATTGCTACCTGCAGAATTAATTAAGCACCAAGAATATAAAATTCCGGTTGCCGAGTGGCATCAATTAACAAACCCTTATGATGTACCTTGCAAGATTGTCGAAATACAATACGGGCAAAGCTGTATTGAAGAGGACATTGAAAGAGTATGAACAATTGGATCTTTCTCAGCAAGGGCGGCGAAGACGAATATATCAATTCCTTTGCTATAGGCAGTGGCGGTAGAGTAATCAATTCTGATGATTTTAATTATGACGACAGTGAAGATCCAATTGTTTTACGCGGAATCCTAAAACATAAAATAATGAAACGCTGTTGGTTTGAAGGCAGAGATTTTTATTTTATGGACACCGGATACATGGGCAATCAACGAGGTCCGTTGAATCCCATGGGCTGGAAGTTTTGGCACCGTATTGTAAAAAATGATCTGCAACATGATCAAGTAATTCACCGACCGCCTGATAGATTCAAGAAGCTGGCCATTCCAGTACATCGCTGGAAAAAAGGCGGTAGAAAAATACTTATTGCCAAACCTGATGAAAAACCCATGAAGTTCTACAATCTAGAACTAGAGCAATGGTTAGAAGAAACCATTGCAACTATTAAGCAATATACTGATCGTCCTATTGAAGTTAGAGAACGTGTAAAAAGTCGCACTGATAGAATGATCACTAACTCACTCAAAGAAGCTCTAGACGAAGATGTTCATGCGCTAGTGACATTTAACAGCAACGCTGCCACTGAAGCAGTGTTGTATGGATATCCTGCTTTCACTCTATGCTCAACACACGCAGCTAAATCTGTAACTGAACAAGATCTCAGCAAGATTGAAACACCATATTATCCCGATCTACAACAAGTTGAAGCGTGGGCACATCATTTGGCCTACTGTCAATTTCATGTCAGTGAACTTAAAGACGGCTCAGCCTGGAGAATGTTAAATGAACAATGATTTTTTACCCGTATACATCGGTTATGACAGCAGAGAAGACATAGCGTATCGAGTCTGTGAATATTCCATATATAAAAATTCTTCTACGGCCGAGGTTAAATCTCTTAATCAGTCTAAACTTCGTAGAGATGGTTTATATTCTAGAGATGTTGATCAATTGGGATCAACAGAATTTACTTTTACAAGATTTCTTGTTCCAACACTGACTAATTTCCAAGGATGGGCCTTGTTTTGCGACTGTGATTTTGTATGGGACGGTGATATTCAAGAAGTTTTTAAACAGGCAGATCCAAAATTTGCTGTGATGGTTGTCAAGCACGATCATGTGCCAACCAATACAACAAAAATGGACGGAAAAACACAGACACAATATCCTCGAAAAAATTGGAGTTCGATGATACTTTGGAACTGCGAGCATCCCAGCAACCAGCGGTTGACCATAGATGATGTCAACACCAAAGATGGTGCTTATCTACATAGATTTCAATGGTTGCAAGATAATGAAATTGGAGAACTGCAAACAAAATTTAATTTTCTAGTAGGATGGAACAAGGAATCTGCTACCGGAAAACCGTTGGCCTATCACTGGACCGAAGGTGGTCCTTGGTTTGAAAATTATAGAACCTGCGAATATGCTGATGTTTGGTGGAAGTATCTTATAGACTACGCCAATGAAATAGGCAGAAATAATACGCAGGTATATGCACCTATTACCTGGGTGACTAGTCTATCTAGAGAGTATTATAATTATGCAGCCAATTTAACACTACCGTCGTGGGATAAATTGCCCGGAGATGTAGTTTTTGTTTGGGATGACAAGCCGGTGGATCTAGGTTTTGGCAAAGTCTATAATTTTTGGAAAGATGTAGCAAGTCCAGAAGACCCCTGGATAAAAGAAGGTATGGGCGGTAGCAAAGCTGATAGATTCTGGAAGAAGAGTCGTACACAAGTATGGGCTGCTAGAAAATTTCGAGGGCTGGTGGTGTGGATAGATGCTGATATAATGGTAGAAAAAGAGTTGTCACGAGCCAAGGCCATGGAAATTTTACATCCAGGCAACAATATCTGGGCAACACTAGACACTGGGTCAGATTGGCCGCACAAAGACGATTGCCCCATAGACACCGGTATAGTGGCATTTGATACAAAGAATCCAGAATTTAATAATTTTATTAGAGACTATTCTATGACCTGGTACAACGGCGATATTTTTAAATTGCCGCAGCCATACGATCATCATGCAGCAAATTATGTGAGACGAAAATGGCCCATGTCAACATATTGTCCACACTACAACAATTGGTTAACTATTCCTCAAGGCCATATCAGTAGATTTGCCATGGAAAACAGCAGACTGAAAGATTATTTTACACACTATCTTGGTATAGATAGAAAAGAACTGTTAAACAACAACAGTACCAAGAAAGAAAAGAAAGATAAAGGCACCAAGTGAAATTTGTTTCCTATCTGGCCTGTTTACCGCCTAACAATAAAAATGTAGAGAAAGGCGAGATCCTTGATCGATACGCTATGGGAGTAGCCTACATGGGTGATCAAGTTATAGCCCATACTCAACGAACATTAGTAGACGCAGACGTGGCCATGATGATAGGTTGGGTACATGAAAATTCCAAAGAAAGTTCTCATTTGGATTTTCGCAAGCAGATTATCGATTATCAAAGAGCCAAAGGCAAACGAGTGTTGCTTGCAGACAGCAATTTATTTCTTTATAAAAACACAGCCAACCCATTGCACTACTTGAGATACAGCTATGATGGAATATTTCCCAATACTGGTAATTACTGTGACAAAGAAATTGATCCTGCCCGCTGGAAAAAATTATCTACAGATCTAGGTATCAATCTTAGAGATTATAGATCAAACGGCAATCATATTCTATTATGCCTTCAAAGAAATGGCGGGTGGAGCATGGGTGGCTACGATGTTATTGACTGGACAGCAAAAACAATCAAAGAACTACGCAAACATTCTACGAGAGACATCGTTATTCGTGCGCATCCAGGAGACAAAGGAGCCAAGGGATATCTAAGTCCCAACAACCTCATTAAAAAAATAGGCATGTTGAAAGGAGTGAGATTATCCAAAGATGGACACTCGTTGGAACATGATTTAAAAAATTGTTGGGCAGTGGTCAATCATAATTCCAGTCCTACTGTGGGTGCTGCCATTGAAGGGTTTCCTATTTTTGTTACAGACCCTACAAGAAGTCAATGCGCAGAAATTGCCAACACTGATCTAGCCCAAATCGAAAATCCCAACCTTCCGGACAGACAAACTTGGGCAGAAAGACTGGCCATGTTTCATTGGAACTTTGCCGAAATTGAAAGCGGCGAGTGTTGGGCACATATGAGAAAATACGTATGAACATAGAAATTATAACAAGTTTTAATCAAAGGTATTATGATCTTATAGGTAAAGATTGTGTTGAAACATGGCTCAAATACTGGCCAAAAGAATTGACATTGACATGTTATGTAGAAGAATTTTATTTGCCGGAACATCCTAGATTGAAACAGATATCGTTTGACGATTTTAAATCTGAGTATTATGAATTTCAGACCACTGCTGAGAAACAGGTTAAAAAGTTTGCAAAAAAAGCATTTAGTTTTATCCATGCTATGGAAAACTCAACAGCAGATAGAATTGTTTGGGTAGATGCTGATGTGTTATCAGTGAAAGAGTTGCCAATGGATTTATTATTGGAAGTACTACCCAATGAGGTACTTAGCACTCATATGGGAGTGACATACTTTGCGGCTAAAGATGGAAGTCCCGGTAGGTGGTTCGTTCCAGAGACTGGATTCTTTGCAGTTAATACTCGTCATCCGCAGTTTAAAGAATTTGCCAGTGAATACAAAAGACATTACGTAGAACGCGACAACACCATGTTGAGAAGATTTTATGACAACGATGTCTATGGATATGTTTTTGAGAAATTAAAAGCCCCGGGAAATGATCTTTGCAAAGATTTCACCAAGGGCTATAAGACACCGTTGCGTCATACTGTGCTTGGACCTTACATTGAACACTACAAGGCCAAACATTCTAAACACGAATTTAGCCTGGAGAACTGATCCAGTATTTTTCGTGGCGATTTACAATTAAATCACTCTTTGCGCTCTTACCGTAGTCTTTGCGTTTGCCCTTAAGGTGATCAAGGTATGCACCCCATGCACTATTGATTAAAGGATGGCCTTCACCTTTGAATAAACCTGCACTCCAGTCATACCATTGCCATTCTGGATGACGTTGTTTGACTTCTTTCCTAACAATGTCAAAAACCCAACAGTCGTTCCACTCACTCATGGTAAACAGTCTGCCAGTGTCGTAGGCTTTTTGAAATTCAACAAGAAACTCTTGAGTGTTTTTGTCCTGCAAGTTCATGGAATACAAGCCGCATTCTGTAAACTTTTTCTCTCTACCTAAAAACCCTAGACCAATGTTAGAAGCAGCCATTTTATCTATAAAGTGATGGGGAACAGGTGTATGACACACCATATCAGCATCCATCCAAAATAGTACATCGGCATCACAGTTTGCGGCAGCGTGGCACACTGAATAAATTTTATGGCTAAACCGGATAGCGTCCCAGCGGAATCCCACTCCAGGTGCTTTGCCTTTTCGATCAACAGGTCCAGTGGCTACAAGACCATTGGCCCTGGGGTCATTTTTCCACTTTTCTTTAAATGCTACTAGTGCAGGCACAGTGGCATGTAAATCTCTAACCACTAGATTAGGGGCAGACTCGGTTATTTCACAGTCTTCTGGGTAGACATACAATGTAATATCTGATGGCCATGTTTTTAAAAATGTTTCAATCATTTTTCGGCCATATTTTTCATAACCAGCCTTGTGAAATGTAGTGACTACTGCTTTTTTCATCTTGTTTGTAATGTCCAATCTGCACCTTGGTTGCCACCATATCGTTTAATGTCGGCGTCGACCATCATTTTAACAAGAGCGTCAAAATCAGTCTTACGCTGCCAACCTAGCACTGATTCTGCCTTGGTAGGATTACCACATAGGCTGTGTAATTCAGCAGGACGTACAAATGCTGGATTAGTTTCAATATAATTTTGCCAATTGTCAATGCCAGCATACTTAAATGCACGTTCTAACAAATCGCCAATGGTATATTGCACACCTGTGGCGATCACATAGTCGCCTGGCTCGGGCTGTTGCAACATCAACCACATGGCTTCCACAAAATCTCCGGCAAACCCCCAATCACGTTTGGCATCTAAATTTCCTAAGACAATTTTATCTTGAAGGCCAAGTTTAATACGAGCAACACCGTCTGTGATTTTACGTGTGACAAATTCTTTGCCTCTAATAGGACTTTCATGATTAAACAAAATACCGTTTGATGCATGTAGGCTATAACTTTCACGGAAGTTTACAGTCATCCAGTATGCATACAACTTAGCAACACCGTAAGGACTACGTGGCCAAAACGGAGTTTTTTCGTCTTGTTTTCCACCTGAAATTTCAATACTGTTGCCAAACATTTCACTAGTACTAGCTTGGTAATATTTGGTATCTGGACTATGTTGTTTGACAGCGTTAAGAATATTTAAAACTCCAACAGCATTGACCTCAGTGGTCATTTTATTAAGATCCCAACTGGCTCCGACAAAACTTTGAGCAGCAAGGTTATAAAATTCGTTTGGTCTTAAACTCTTTACCAAATGATTCATACAACCGTCGTCTGTAATATCACCGGTAATTAACTCAATGTCGTTTTCAATTCCTAAGAATTTGATATTATCCAAATTTGGATTTGAATATCGTTTGACCAGTCCGTAGACCTTGTAGTCTTTTTCTAAAAGTAGTTTGGCAAGGTAAGGACCATCTTGTCCTGTCATGCCTGTGACAAATGCAATTTTTTTCATATTTTTCCTAGTTTCGATAAGGTGAATTATTTATGAGATATTTTCAATGCTAGGTTATTTCTTCCACACGTAGTAATTTTTAGCAACTTCTCTAATAGCGTAGTGATCTGATTTCAATAATTTTTGACATTCTTTAGATATCAGTTCAGGTCCTTCAATTATGATCGTGGGCTGTGTTCGGCGCCATATCTGCTGAAGTTCAGGTATAAATTCTTCATGTACAAAATCAATAATTATTAAATCCACATCAGACACCAAATGGATATTATCGAAATTTTCTCTGTATACCACATTTCTTTTTTGAATACGTGGTAGTGTGCCATTGACCACAAATACCGTGTCAAAGGTTTCTAACAGATCCTCTAGATTACCCAACGCCGTGCCTACAGCCAGCACATTTCGTGCTTTACGGTGAGCCTTCTTCATTCGTTTTGAAAATTTTGTCATAGATATTGATTAAATACACATATATTTATTTGACTGATGAGATTCAAAATTCATAAAACCCACGGAGCTCTTAACAGTGCTCCAATATTTGCAGCCTTGGAACAAGGTATCAAAAATACCGGTTTTTCGGTGGTAGATTCGGGTCAAGACGTGGATGTGATTTGGTCAGTGTTATGGCATGGTCGCATGCAGGCCAATCAACTCATCTACAATCAATGCCGAGCAAAAAGAAAACCAGTGATGATCATTGAGGTGGGCAATCTCATCCGAGGCACCACTTGGCGTATCAGTTTAGACCACATCCATGGCCTGGGAATTTTTGGAAATAGTGAAAATCTTGATCAAGCACGACCAAAAATTCTAGGCGTGGATTTGAAACCCGTTGACGATAATAGAAATAATAAAATTTTAATTGCTTGTCAACATGAGCGTAGTCTTCAGTGGGAAGGGCAATCATCCATGGCGGAATGGGTGAAACAAAAAGTGGCAGAAATTAGAAAATTCACTGATAAATCTGTGGTAGTGAGACCGCATCCGCGATCGCCGGTAAGTTTGAATATTCAAGGAGTCACAGTTGAGCAGCCAAAAAAAATTCCAAATAGCTATGATTCATTTGATATCAATTACAAATATCACTGCGTGATAAATCACAACAGCGGTCCTGCTGTGCAAGCGGCGATCAGTGGAATTCCTGTGATCTGCGACCACACAAGTTTGGCATTTGACGTCAGCGATGTCATTGAAAATATCAATAGGCCAATCTTGCCAGACAGAACACAATGGTTTGTGAAACTGTGTCATACCGAATGGACAGTGCAAGAAATATCCACAGGGATTCCAATACAACGCCTTGTTGCCGCATTAAAAAATTATTGAAAAATCATTGACTTTTGTTAAGAAATACAGTATAGTATTAGTATGACAAAATTTTCTTGTGTAGAAGATCTATTAGTTGAATTTTATAATCAGACACTGTTTGATATAACAATCTTGCAAGATCAAGATCGTGCTGCCATACATGGATTCTATAATACACTAGATCTCGGTAATCAATTAACTGCTAATCAAGGTGGTTTTTTACTGAAAATTCTGTCCAAGTACAAAACGTTTGCCAACAGTCTCGGCATAGATTATGGCACGTTGATAGACACACCTATATGGAAAACCACCTTTAGAAAATTAGATCTTACTAGAAAAATATTTGTAGAACAGTCCGAAGAGGGTGAGATCACAGTGTGTTTAAAATTTCCATATGCATTGAAAGAAGCCTTCGAAAAAGAATTTCATACTGAAAATACACCATACAGTTCCAACACCTGGGACAGTGATAGAAAACTGCGTGTGCTAAATGTTTACAAATATAATATCATACAGCTTGAAGAATTTTGCAGAAAGCATGACTTTGAACTTGATGACACTTTTCTCACGTTGGTTGACACAGTGGCAGAGATTTGGGATCAACAGGATCAAATTATCCCCTGTGCATATATCACAGCTGGTGAATTAGTGCTGTGTAATGCCACTGAAGATGCAGAACTATTTTATCAAAAACACAAACAGGATGATATAGACCAAAATATATTCTTGGCCAAAAGCATGGGGTATCCTACTCGATTTGATCGACCAATAGAGACCAAACTTGAGGTTATCTGTTCATCTAAATCAAGATTTTTTTGGATGAAATCTAATAGAGATTTCTTTGACCTTTACAAGCAGGTCGATGGGATTGTCTGTGTGTTAATTGATCGCAATACTCAAGACAGCATTGATTGGTTGCAAAAATTTGTCGAGTCTGCTGATATTGCCGGTATACCAAGATCAGATATCAGGGTGTGTTTTCGAGACCCCACTGAAAAGAAATCTCAGCTAAATGCATGGATCAAAGACAACAATCTTGGTGGTAAAGTTCAAGAAGGTAAAATACTTATATTCTTTCATAAACCCCCTAAGTGGTTGTTTAAAGACAACATTGATGTTAAAATAGTTGTAACAAATAGCTACACACCAATCAACGAACCCACTTCATCTGTGTGGTTAGATACTCATCCTTGTGTGTGTTATTTGAGTGACATAAAACCAACTCCTACAAGGAAACAGAAAATTGTCAGTTTGTAAACTAGTGATTCGAGATGAAGTTAATATCAAGTTGGAAGGACTCAGTGTTGAAACACGGCGTAAAATTGTTAACAAATTGAAATTTGATCTACCATATGCCCGACACATGCCATCATACAAACTGGGTCGATGGGATGGTACAAAAACCTATTTTAGCATCGGTGGTACTGGTTATCTTGCACACCTTGATGTTATATTGCCCATCGTAGAAGAAGCTGGATATGAAATAGATATTGAAGATCAACGACATCACACCAAGATAGAATTTGCTCCTATAACAGAAAACTACTGGGCAGACAAGGGCAAGACATGGCCCAAGGGGCATCCTGAAGCAGGAACTCCTATTGTACTTCGTGATTATCAATACGACGTTGTTAACAAGTTTTTAGAAAACTCACAATCATTACAGGAGGTAGCTACAGGTGCAGGCAAAACAATTACTACAGCGACATTGTCGCATCTTTGTGAGGCGTATGGGCGTACGATGGTTATTGTTCCGAACAAATCTCTTGTTGTACAAACTGAAGAAGACTACAAAAACCTTGGACTAGATGTGGGTGTATACTTCGGCGACAGAAAAGAATTAGGTAAGACGCACACTATCTGCACCTGGCAAAGTCTTAATGTACTCGATAAGAAAAGTTACGATGACGAAGTGTTATCGTTAGCTGAATTTACTGCTGGAGTATCTGCAATTATTATCGATGAAGTTCATCAGGCCAAGGCAGAAGTGTTAACGAAATTGTTGACACAGAACTTTAGCAACTGTGCTATACGATGGGGACTCACGGGAACTATTCCCAAAGAAGCATGGGAATTTCAAGGCATCCTTGCCAGCATCGGACCAGTTATCAATCAGGTATCGGCACATGACCTACAGGAGAAGGGCGTTCTAGCACAATTACAAATTAACATTTTGCAAACCAACGAAGTACAGGAATTTAGAAGTTTTGCAGACGAATATGCATTTTTGGTCACCGACGATTCTAGAATTACTTGGATGGCAAATAAAATACAATCACTAGCTTTAACAGGAAATACTCTAGTGTTAATCAACAGAATTGACACTGGGAATAAATTGATTGAGCGCATACCGGAAGCTGTATTCGTTAGTGGTGGAATGAAGCTAGGCGATAGGAAAGAAGAATATGACGAGATTAAAACAAGTGATGGTAAGATTATTGTGGCGACTTATGGTGTGGCCGCTGTGGGTATTAATATCCCTAGGATTTTTAATTTGGTTCTTGTGGAGCCCGGAAAGAGCTTTGTCCGAGTTATACAAAGTATTGGGCGAGGCATTAGAAAAGCGCAAGACAAAGACCACGTTGAAATCTGGGACATAACTTCACAGTGCAAATATTCCAAACGACATCTCACTGAACGAAAGAAATTTTACAAAGAGGCCAAGTACCCCTTTACAATTACCAAGGTATCCATATGAAAATTTTAACCCTAAACAATAGATCTTTTGATCTAAACGAATTGCCAGATGAGGTAGACGAAGACACTAGATTTTCAGTATTAGATAATTCCAATCCTAACGAACCAGATTTCTTTTTTATGCCGTTGATATTTTTGGAATCATTTAACTCGCCTGCTATATTATTAAGTGTGGGAGGTTATGAAGTACAAATGCCACTAGACTGGTGCATGATCGTTGGAGATCGAGATTGTGGACTAGACCCTGAAGTTTTGCCCCTGACCAGCCTAAATGAACGTGGATTTGATGCATTTATTTTTAATCCCATAAATGGATTTAAATGTGAGTATATGCCCATTGAAATAGTAAATATCTATCAAGACGTGAGATGGTACTTTCCTAAAATGAAAAACGGACAATTACTCACTGTGCCATTGCATGATGGTCCTAGTCCGCCATGTGCATATTTTGTTAAAGAAATCAGTAGACAGAGCGAAATTTTACAATTAGATAAGGTTATTTAAAATGAAAGCAGGAAAAGTTTGGGGACAGACAGAATTATTAGAAGCCAATGGTGTATTGGAATTTCACCGCATTGAAGCCAAAAAAGGCGGCACATGTTCCAAGCATAAACATCAATACAAATGGAATGGCTTCTTTGTAGAAAAAGGTGAAATGATCATTCGTGTTTGGAAAAACAACTATGATCTAGTTGATGAAACACTTTTACGAGCCGGAGAGTATACAAAGGTAGCACCCGGAGAATATCATCAATTTGAAGCAGTAGCTGATTGTGTTGCTTTTGAATTATATTGGGCAGAGTTTGATCACGATGATATAGAGCGTGAAACTGTAGGGTACGCAAAAAATGGGAAATCTTAAACCAGGTGCTACCTATACATACGAACACAAAGATAGCGTTGTATATGCCTCAGAAGCAGGCGACTCGAATAAACAAGTACAAGGGTGGATGTATAATAAAGATAATCCAAACTTTGATCCGCGCACGAGTGATGGAAGACCGTTGCACGATCACATGATGGAAGATCAACTTTGGGGTAAAATTCGGCGGGCTGCCCGGACAAATCCCACTTTACAAGAAGCAATAGAACGTGTTATAATAATATATCACCTAAGCAAAGACAATGGCAAATAAACACATAGACCTCTTTAAAGAAATAATTCCAGCAGTTGATCTTGGAATGAAAGACTTATGGGATGCCGCCACTGATGATGGAAGGAAAGAGATCAAAGGAGATTTCTGGAATCTTAATAGATATATCAGCAGTGTTAAAAGCAGTGATCGGTCGCTTCAAGAGCATTTTGTTTTGACCGTAAATGAATACTACAATAAAAATTGGAATAATATTCAAAAACATCCCAAACTGGTTTGGCAGTCGTTGTGTGCCTGTAGTAGAGGCACAGGTCAAACCTATTTTCATGAATGGATTCCTCTTAAAAAACAAAAAAATAAAAAAGTAGATTTTCTAGCAGAGCTGTTTCCGAACATGAAAATGACAGATGTTGAAACTCTAGCAGCAATAACTACAGACAAAGAAATAAAAGAATATGCTAAGGACCTTGGTTGGGATAAGAAGCAAATTGCAGACATTAAATTATAAGTGCGAATACTGCGGCAAAGAATTTGTCAAAGAAAAAACTTTGGCTGTGCATGTCTGTGAACAGAAACGTAGACACATGAGCAAGAATGAAAGACATGTTCAGGCAGGCCTGTTAACATTCCAACGATTTTATGAACTGGCACAGCGAGGTTCTAGTCCCAAGACCTTTGATGATTTTGCAGGTAGTTCATTCTACAATGCCATGGTAAAGTTTGGTAGTTTTCTTGTAAACACTGCTCCTATCTATCCAGAGAGATTTATTGACTTTGTGGTCAAGAGTGGAGTAAAACTAGATCATTGGTGCAGAGATGAACTTTATGATACCTATATCAGTGAGCTGATAAAAATAGAACCAGCAGACGGTGCAATACAGAGAACCATCAAAACCATGATGGAATGGAGTGATGCTAACTCAGCCCCCTGGGAACACTACTTTCAATACGTTAATCTCAACCGCGCTACGCACGATATCAAGGAAGGATTGATTAGTCCGTGGATGGTGTTAAATAGCAAGTCGGGGAAGGAAATGTTAAAGCGTATGAATGATGAGCAACTAGATATAGTTGGTCCAATTATTGATCCTAACTATTGGTCCAGACGTTTTAAATCTTTACCCGCAGATGTAGAGTTAGTTAAAGACGTCATCAAGGAGGCGAAAATATTATGATTTATAAGAAAAGAAAAGAAGAAGCAAGCGCACCACCTGTAGAAGACGAAGAAGTAGAGTTAGCACACAACGAAGAACATATATCTAGAGACGATATAGACATTGAGATAGTGATTGCGGAAGATTCCGACGATGTATTTGTAAAATTTACGGGGTTCAATGATCGCGAAGATTCTGAAGAGTATGCACAGTTTCTAGCAGATACATTGCCTTTGCTATTGTTTGAAACCACGAGATTGAACTAATGCCGGATATTGACATAGACTTTGTAGACCGCGATCAAGCATTAAAATTGTTTGAACACATCCCTGCCAGTAGACTAGACAATCAACGATTGGTCAAGCATAACACAGGTGTATATCTACACGCTGTTCCTGTAGATGCAGTTAGTGGTCTATGTCAACTTCCCTATGAACAGGCAGAAGAAGAAAAGTATTTTAAAATAGATTTTCTCAATGTTGGAATTTATAAAGGTGTTCGTGATGAAGAACATCTAGTTTATCTAATGAATCAGGAGCCACTATGGGACTTACTTCAACAAGACGAATTTGTAAATCTGTTATTTCATTTGAACGGGCATGGAGATATAATCCGGAAGACCCTACCGACTTCCGTGGAACAATTATCTGCCGTCCTAGCTATGATCCGCCCAGCCAAACGTTATCTGATTGGGAAGCCTTGGACGACGATCATGACGGAAGTATGGACCAAGCCAGAGACTGGTGATTACTACTTTAAGAAGAGTCATGCCACTGCCTATGCTGTTGCTATCGTTGTACAGATGAATTTAATCTGTGAACAGATTAGTTATGGATTCCAATGAACTTTGATGCCTTTAGCAGTGCTCAGATACAGAGCAAGATTTGGCTCGTGGATCGATTAGAGCGTACACTTGAAGAACATAGACCTATTGAGGACGGTTATCGTATATGGATTTTAGCGGGATGGTATGCCTTGGCTAATTTTTTAATCCGTACTAGAAATAAAATACCTGTGCTGGAGGTCCGTAGCTTTGACCAAGATCCCGCATGTGAACCTATAGCAGAGGCCATCAACAATCTATGGGTCTATCGAGCTTGGGAATTCAAGGCACATACCGTTGACATCAATCTGTTGGAATATAAACCAAGACCAGATGTGATTATAAATTCCAGTGTTGAGCACATGACTTCGAGTCAATGGTACGCAAATATCCCAGCGGGCACAGTGGTATGTCTACAGGCCAGCGATATGCTAGATGAGGATCATGTTAATTCTATGTCCAGTATCAAGGACCTAATGCTAAAGTACCCCATGAGCGAACAGCTCTACGATGGCATTAAAAGATTTGAATTTGAAGACAAGGCCTTTAATCGAGTAATGATTATTGGCATCAAGTAGCCCGTCTAACCAATGTGATTGATTTGCGCTTGATACGTTTTACAATGATATTATTAAGGCTGGTACAGGGACCAAATAACACCTTGACATCTTTGGTTGAAAAGTTTTTGATGGTGTATCGGAAAGCATAAATTTCTTTAAGTAAAAATATATTAATAGGAATCTGTCTATTTGATTCCCACCACCAAACTTCTCCTAGTTCTAAGAATTTTGCTTTTTCTTCTTCAGTTTTGATGTGTGCATAGTCATACATGCTGGTGATAGCAGAATCTTGGTTGATTATGATACCCACATATTCCTGATCAACGTGGGTTACAACACTGATAAAAGGAAAGTTTTCTTGTAAGTTATGTGTGATTCTCATAGATAAATAGTGTAAAGGTCCGCTAGTGTATGCAACTTATTTCAGTTTATTTATATCCAAACAAGATAGACGTATTTACAAATACGTTAGCCGCCTGGCAAACAGAGAGGTATCGTAGAGTGTATAATCGCAACTTAAAAATCCATCGAGGTGTCGATAACAGAATAGACCTGCAGGTGCGTAATTCTGACCAGAAGGCCCAAGACATAACAGGATCATATCTAGTTTTCAATCTAGTGAATAGAGAATCTAAAGAACTCATACTGCAAAAGGATTGTGTAATTCAGAGTGCGTCGAGCGGCAAGGCATATGTTATTTTATACAATTCGGAATTGAGAGACATCGAACCTGGCTTTTATCAATACTCTGTAAACACCGAGACACGAACGCTTGATGGTGATGCACATGTGACCACGGCTAAAAACTCCTTGTATATAGATAGTCAGTATGGCGCATTTAGCCCCATAGAAATCACTGGGGATGTATTCGGAGAACCAGTTGATAGTCTAGTAATAAAAGAATTTAAAAATTATCAACCTTACGACCCCGGCACATCATTATACTATATCAGTGGTATTATTGATGCACAACCCCAGTACGGTACTCCGCAGAGTCTGCATACATTCCAAATCAACATGTCCAATTACATTGGCGATATCATCATTCAGGGCAGTCAAAGTGCAGGCGGAAATCCTGAACGCTGGGTTGATCTAGAAACTATAAGTGCCATGCAGGATCCTGTTCTTTATCAAAACATCACTGGCAAATTCAATTGGTTTAGAATCAAATATATTCCGGATTTATCAAACACAGGAAAAGTTGACAGCGTACTATATAGATAGTATACTGTATGTATGACTCTTGTTCTTGATAAGTTTAGAACTCTCCTTCCTTCAAAATTAAAGACCAGTCCCAGCGGCTGGATTAGTTTCAATGCTCCTTGCTGTCAGCATAGAGGTCATGCACACGACACTAGAAAGCGTGGCGGTATTATTATTACAGACAGTGTTGTCTATAATTGTTTCAATTGCAAATATTCTACAGGTTGGAAACCCGGCTCCCCAATCACTGCTAAATTTAAAAGTCTTTGTCAATGGTTAGGCGCCAATGACGACGATATCAAGCAGTTGATATTTGAAGCGATGAAAACCGAATCTACAGAATATCAACCAGAAGCATTTGTAGAAAAACCCACATTCACAGAAAAGCCCTTGCCCGAAGGTGCATTACCTTTAATTGAATGGTTGGATTCTCAATTGACTGATGTTCAAGAACAACAGTTGATCAAGGCGGTAGAATATGTGGTAGGTAGAGGCTACGATCCGTTGAGCGATCACTTCTTCTGGAGTCCAGAAGCAGGCTATGCAGATCGTGTCATCATTGCTTTCAAATATCTTGGAAAAATTGTAGGCAACACAGCACGTAAAGTCACAGACGGAAAGCCCAAGTATTTGTCCGATCAACATCCATTCTTTGTGTTCAACGTTGACGAACAATGTGAGGCACATAGATATCTGTTTGTGGTAGAAGGCCCATTTGACGCTATCAGCGTCGGCGGGGTGGCCTTGCTCACTAATGAAATCTCCGACCAACAGGCTCGGATAATTAACAGTATAGGCAAAGAAGTGATTGTGATCCCAGATCAAGATAAAGCAGGCACGTTTCTAATAGATCAAGCTAAAGAACTAGGTTGGTCAATTGCATTTCCAACTTGGGATGACTCTGTGAAAGATTGTGCAGACGCTGTGAAAAAATATGGCAAACTATTTGTTGTTGTTGATGCTATAAAAACAGCAACGGCAAATCCTGCAAAGATTGAAATTGAAAAAAGAAAGATGCTAAACAAGATAGCAGTATTGGAGAATCAAAATGATTAAAAAAATATTAGATTTTATTTTATATCCGTGGCACAAGTATCAAGAACGCAAGGCATGGAAAAAACGTTTAGAAGAATTGCGTAAACGTGATCCATTTATCTACAAATGATCATGTGGGGGGTAAATGCCCTTAATCATGGAAGTAGTCTTGCTGTATTCAAGGACGGCAGTCTGTGGTCCAATCAAGTGGGTTCTTCGGATGAATTAGACAGCAAAATAATTACCGATGCCCTGCATCTTGGAGCACCAGATCGTATCTTTTGGTACGAACGACCCTGGATAAAGAAAGCAAGACAGGCATACGCAGGACAGTGGCATCGTGCCTTAGATATGAAGGTACTTCCACGTAGATATATGAAAGCGCAACATTATGCTCCGATCACTTATACACCGCATCATGGTAGTCATGCAGCCGCAGGCTACTATACCAGTCCTTTTAATCATTGTGCTATTGTGGTACTCGACGCCATAGGTGAATTTGAATGTGCTACCATATGGGAAGGCCTACACGGAGAAATGCGCAAAGTGTGGAGCAGAAGTTATCCTAATAGTCTAGGGCTATTCTATAGCGCATTTACTAACTTGTTAGGAATGACTCCAATACAAGACGAATATCTATTGCAACAAATGGCTAAGAAGGGCGACCCACATCGTTATAAACATGATGTTCACAAATACATGAGCGGACTATTAATCTCTGGTAAGAACATGCACAAGGGCATCCTCGATTGGCCGCATGACATTGGAAATGAACAAGACCGTTACGATATTGCTGCCGCAGTTCAACGAGTGTTTGAAGATCAAATCCGTATGGTTATGCTAGAAGCTAAGAAATTAGTCAACACTGACTGTCTAGTTTATATGGGCGGTTGTGCTATGAATTCAGATGCTAATAAACGATTTGTGGAACCTGCATTTAAGTACAGGTGGAGTTTACCTAATCCAGGAGATCCATCTAGTTCTATCGGAGCAGTCTTGTATCACACTAAACAACGAGAGTGGAAATACAACTTTGGTGTTGCAAAGCACCTAGCAATTAGTGTATAATAAAATATATGTTTTATTATAATAAGAAATATCAAACAGGTGATCAATGGCTAATTGATACAGAATATACCAAGTATCAAGACCTATTGCCACTGGTTGAATCAAATCCCAATACTGAATACAGCAACGAAACTGTGGCGTTTAATGCTAGACAGTACCCATTGTGGAGTGATCCTGTGGTTGCACAGACAGTGAGACACAAACAATTTCTTGATAACTATGTTCAACACCCCGCTTGGGAAGAAGCAACACATGGTATATTCGAATGGACCAAGCGACGATTAAAAAGAAATAAAATTGACCTAAATTTTGTGCCAACTATTTCATGGAGCATGGAATATGCCGCAGGCGGCTGGCAAAGCATGCATACACACGACAACGATTGTGTTACACAGATATTCTATTTAGATGGAGAAATAAACCAAGACCCAAATGTTAGTGCAAAAGAAAATGCATGGGGGTCTATGTATGCTTTTTTAACTAAAGGCGATAAACCATTATACAAATCATTTAGCAGTTGGGCAGGCCGTTGCATAATACTTCGTGGCGATATTTTCCACGGTGTTTATCCTATAAAAACATTGCCACGCAGAACAATTATTATGGATTATAAAGTGATACGATGATAAAGACCTACGACTACGAAGTACAAAAATTATATCTTGAACTCATGCTGGCAGATGCCGAAGTATTTGTGCGCTGCCAAGGTATATTTGATCATTCATTGTTTGACCGAAAACTACAGGATGCAGCAGAATTTATTCATGAATATGCCAAGGGCTATAATGTACTGCCAGACTATGAAATGGTCAATGCATCGTGCCGCACTGATATGAAACGTCCAGAAGATCTTAAAGAAGGTCACATGGACTGGTTCATGGATGAGTTTGAGAAGTTTACTCAACACAAGGCTCTTGAACGTGCAATTATACAATCAGCTGATCTATTAGAAAAACATGACTATGGTGCAGTGGAAGTATTAATTAAAGAAGCTGTACAGATTGGACTTGCCCGAGATATGGGCACAGACTACTTTGCTGATCCTCGTGGCCGATTGATGGGCATCAAAGACAAGAATGGACAGGTGAGCACAGGTTGGCCCTGTATGGATCGTAAGTTATTTGGTGGATTTAATCGTGGTGAACTAAACATCTTTGCCGGTGGATCCGGCGCAGGTAAAAGTTTGTTCTTGGCTAACTTGGGTGTGAACTGGGCATTGATGGGTCTTAATGTGGTCTATCTAACTCTTGAACTTTCAGAAGCACTGGTCAGTATGCGTATTGATGCAATGATAACAGGAACATCAACTAAAGACATTTTTAAAGATCTAGATGATGTTGAAATGAAAGTTAAAATGATCGGCAAGAAGTCGGGCATGCTACAGATAAAATACATGCCCTCAGGCAAGACTGCCAACGACATTCGTGCATACCTGAAAGAATATGAAATTAAAGTAGGCAAAAAAGTAGACGTACTGTTAGTTGACTACTTAGACTTGTTAATGCCTGTAAGTAAAAAGATCAGCCCGGCTGACTTATTCATCAAAGACAAGTATGTGTCAGAAGAACTTCGTAATCTAGCAGTGGAGAAGAACTGTGTGTTCGTTACTGCGGCACAGTTAAATCGTGGTGCTGTAGAAGAAGTTGAATTTGATCACAGTCACATCTCGGGTGGTTTGAGCAAGATTCAAACGGCAGATAATGTGTTTGGTATCTTTACCAGTCGAGCTATGCGTGAACGTGGTCGCTATCAATTGCAGTTGATGAAGACACGGTCAAGTAGTGGGGTAGGCATGAAGATTGATCTAGAGTTCAATCTAGAAAGTTTAAGAATCAGTGACCTACCCGAGGACGAACAAGAAAATAACGGTGCAACAAGCAGAGGTAGTTCTAGTATAATTGAGTCAATCAAGGCTCGTAGTACTATTCAAGGACGCATCGATGAAGATGGTGTTATACAAGATCCAACTCAAGGTGTTGGTCTAGGCAAGGTTCGTGCCAATGTTGAATCAAGTAAGATGCGTGAGATTTTAAACAAGCAGTTTGGCGATGAAGACTAAAAAAGTAGAGTTGTATAAATGGTTAGATAGCGAGGGCGAAAACATTGAAATTGATTGGCCCAAAGTGCATAAAACGCTAGGATTAGATCATACCAATTGGTTGTTAACGCAACCTGAAGATCAATGTCAAATAGTATTAGAAAAAAACGACATGTATTGTCGTTTAGTAGCAGAATTCTACAACGATCATGTACTAACACATTATCATTTAATGTGGGCTAAATAGTAGATGCGTCTAAGAGAATTACACGAACGATCAGATATAATCACAGTTAATCGCCGTCTCAATCCCAAGATATGGAACGGTGATGCACTCGACCCAGCGGTGGCACAAAAACTCAAAGAAATTGCCGATGCATTTCAAGAGTTTATCGGCATTGATCTTGATGTAGTAGATTATACAATTACAGGATCAAATGCCAACTATACCTGGACCGAGCATTCAGACCTAGATCTGCATCTTATTGTTCAAGGTGAAGTAGATGATGCTGCTAGAGAACTATTCAATGCCAAAAAGGCACTCTGGGGCGAACAACACAATATCACCATCAAAGGTCTTCCTGTTGAATGTTATGTTCAGGGCAAAGAAGAAGAACACCACAGTACCGGAGTGTATAGCATAGCTGACAATCAATGGCTGGTCGAACCAAAGAAAATAAAACCAGAAGTAGATGACAGTGCTGTGGAAGCTAAAAAAGATTCAGTCATCCACGACATTGAAACTGCTCTATTAAGTAAAGATCTCAACCGCTTGAGACTAGTAAAAGAAAAGATCACTAAAATGCGTCAGGCAGGACTGGAACGTGCGGGCGAGTGGTCAGTAGAAAACCTAGTTTTCAAAATACTTCGAAACCTAGGTCTTATTGATGAAATTACAGATAAAATTCGCGAACTAGAAGATCAAGAGCTGAGTCTAGAACAGGCCCAGTCTTTAGATTAATCGATCTTATAACAGTCGTAGACATCCCAAGCGTATATAGAGTAAACTGAAAATCTCACAGCTTGCTCTAGTGTTGAGAATGTTTTAGATCTCAACTGCCCTGTGGCCAAATAGTATTTGAGTCGCCACATTAATCTTTCTTAATGCCAAACAACTGTAGTAGGTTGATAAACAGATTGATAAAGTCCATGTAGAGAGTTAATGCGCCCATAACTTCTTCACGACCTGTATCGCCATCTACTGAAACCATTTCACGAATCTTCTGTGTGTCGTAGGCAGTTAGACCCAGAAACACAATGATAGCAATAGCTGAGATCACCATCTGCATCACTGTTGAACCAATAAAGATATTGATTATACTTGCAATGATGATAGCAATCAATCCCACAAACATGAACTTGCCCATGCTGTCAAGACTCTGTTTGGTAAAGTAGCCATAACCACTCATTACAGCAAACAGTATACCTGCTGACATAAATGCCGATACAATTGATCCCATGGTGAACACCGCAAAGATTGTGGCAAAGCTCAAACCCATTAGAGCCGCAAACGCATATAAAAATAGTTGTAGTTGCCCTTTATTAAAATGCTGGGCAGCAAAAGCAAATGCCAGGATGACTACCAAGGGTGAAAAAATCACAATCCATTTCATTGCACCCGTAAAAAAGAACTGCAACAATTCTGGGCTAGAGCCCACAAAGTAACTCACAATCATGCTTACAATAACAGCAAGACTCATATGTCCGTAGACACGGCCCATTGCTGAGTTTACTTCTTCTGCTGAGCGGTAGTCTGTGATACCACCTGTATAATTTGTTCCAAACATAAAAATCCTCCTAGGTATAGTACAGTATACACTATTATTATTTATTTGTCAACCTGTCCTGTGTATATCTTGCGACGTTTTGCCCAAGGTAATACGGGCCTGTATCTGTCACGATGTTCTAGATTTGATCGTACAGTGGCCACGTCTAATTCTTTGAAAATAAAGTCATCGTCTTTAAGCGCATTGTTTTTGATCAAGCCTTTGACAAATCCTTCTGTAAGGTCTAGCTGAGTGTCTGTGAGAAGACTGTGAACCAATTTATCCGCTAGAATTTTGTGATTGCTTAGGCACATGTGATTGTATCTGCCATCGAGTCCGTACCAAAATTTAGCATCAAGATCTGCCGTGATATCTTCAAATTCCCATTGTTGCACATCATCCATCAGTACGCCCTTGGCCCAATTGATTTCCTGCCAGGTTTCAGCTTGATCCACATCCTGCCCAAAGCATTTCATTATTATAGGTCTGTTGAGTTTTTTCTTTAGAGTCTGATAGGCAAGATAGCCCATGCGATTGTTGATGTGTATGAGATCTAATCTAACTCGTTGAATATAACGTATGTAATACTCAATGGCTTTGGCTTCATCCTTGGTGACAAAACTGTCCAAATCAATGATGTTGCTGTTGGTCATTTCGGGTAGTCTATCTAGGAACCAAAATCTACTGGGATGCGTTAGAGCTATGACAATGTAGTCATTTTCTGTAATTCTATGTTCTAACAAATGCTGCAGAACGTCCCAACAGTAGTCTTGAGCACAGCCCATGATGCTGAGATTTTCTAAAACAACATCATGCCCCAATTGTTGTTTAAGTCCACGAGCCACCTGTTGTGGCCAAGTCACTGTGGTGTCTTCGGGTTTGGGCGGTACAGAAAAACTGTCACCGATCACATATAGTGTAGAGTATTTGTTGGTCATACAGTAGTTAGCTGCAGGGCATGGTCAGTGACAAAAAACTTGAAACTTCACCAACTGGGTCGTTTCATTATTTTTGACATAGTCCACGCAGGCCTAGCATGCATGTCCGTGATGCGATATTGATTGAATTCTCTCGCACAAAAATCTGTATCTCGCCAACTGTCTTTGAGAATAAGTCCTTGAACGAATCCGTCAGCAAGATCCACTGTTAGACCTTGTTGGAAAAAATCCACAATTTTTTTGGCCAGTATGCCATGATTGCTCAAGGTGATGTGATTGTATCTACAGTCCACGCCTCTAAAATATTGATCACTTTGAGTGCCTGGTTCCGCAAACTCTTGCGTTTGGATATCAAACAAGGTGCCCGTGGCCCAGGCTATTTCTTGGTGGTGTTGAGCTTCACTGACGTCTATGTCAAAGCAGCGCAATATCAAAGGCTTGGGCAAGCCCAGTCTAGTGATGTAACTGGTGAGCCAACCCAATCTCATCATCATGTGCAGAGTATCCAATTGTGGTCGTTGAATGTGCTGCATGAATCCTTCTATGGCCTTGTTTTTTTCCTTGGAAACATACTGATCCATACCTATGATGTGCATGTTACTGAGATTGGGTTCATCTTGCACAAACCAATATCTGTTGGGATGTGTTAGACATATGACGATTCGATCTTCAGCTGTGATTTGATTCACAGAATGAAATCCTGCTCTCAACTGTTGAAAGCACCAATCTTGACTGACTCCATGCTGACTCAGGGGCATTAATTTGAGTCCTAGGTCAGCAGCCACCTGTCGCGGCCATGTGATGGTGGCGTCTGTTGATTCCATGGGTTCAACAGAGAAGCTGTCGCCTATCATGATTAGTCTCGGAGTTGTGGTCATTTGTTATAATTATCTTCTTGATAATATTCACTGAATTTTCTTGACAAAGGTTAAATAGCAGTATATAATTAAACATAACTTAGTGGACCATCATGCTAGAAAGAATCACCACACTCACAGACGAATTGATACGACTGCTCAAGGACGATCCTGTTCGACCTGAGATCCCTGCAGACTTTAGAGTGGACAAGAACTCCAGAGTTTATGTGTTGAAGAGTGAAACAGGTGAGCCCATGGCTGTGACCTGTGTGAAGTTTCTAGCAGAAATTCCACAAAGTGTAGACGATCTTGCCAATGTGGCTGTGAATACTTCTACTGCGGTCTTCTATACCATTTGGAGTTATGCAGCCGGTGCGGGTCGCAGTCTTATAGAAGCGGCTCAAGAGGATATCAAGACTCACGAACCCCAAGTTAAAACCTTTGTAACACTGAGCCCAAAAACAGAAATGGCTCGCAAGTTTCATCACAAAAACGGGGCCACTACCTATAGAGAAAATCAAGACTCAATTAACTATCAGTATCACTGATCGTTAAAATTACCACACAATGTATCAACTAGGTGTTTTTCTTTTAGTTTATCAACAGTTGAATAATAGTGGTCGGATGTAATTGGCCCTTTGGTTATCAAGGGATTCAGTTCATAATAGCCCATTGACAAAACATATCTAGATTCAGTTCCGTAATTAATACTGTTATGTGGTATTTGTGTGTTTAACAGATAAAATTGATTGGGTTCGTAGGTGAGTCTAGTATAGGGGAAATAGACGTAGTCTCGAGGCATAAGCGAATCCTTCTTGTGCTCATGTGCAAACATAACCAAATACTGATCATCTTGTGTCAACATTAAATTAAATGCAGTAGCACGGTAAACATCTCTATGCCAATTATAGATGTATCCGGGTTCTATTAACAGTATTCTTGGGTATAAATTAAACTCTTGTATTAGTTCTAGAATTGGTTCGTTCTCGAAATAATTCTGCGGAACTTTATGCTGTTTGAACGTGGCTGATATCGCAACATCGTGGGTGACCCTGCCTTCTTTGCCTTGATTTTTAGTAACATCAACATGCCCGTAATCAAAAGTTTTACAGTCTTCAAATAAAGGATTAGACGGCGAAAGCCCTAGTGATAATTTTGTGAAACACTCATTCATGCTGCTATTTATTTTTTCATTTTGATCAATAGCAGCAAACGTGATTAGAACATTATCACTGACTACCGGGTTTAAAGCCCACTGTGTAGACAGCAACCACAGGTTCCCAATTTTCACGATCCTTGGCCGTTTGGCTTTCAGCAAACTGCTGTGCCACAAGATTGGCTCTGCTGAGATCGGTGATGTGTTCACCAGCGAGAAATTGACGCTGTAGTCTAATACCTGTGCGGCTGTTTCGGGCCATGATCTTGTATGCTTGCATTGTGTGCTCCTGGTCGAGTATTTATCAACCTAGACACATCATTACCTATTTGGATTCTTTAACTGTGTAGTTAATGGTTAACACATATCTGCTTTCGTGTGCAACGGGTGTGGTTGATGAGTGAAAATGCCTGCCGGGAAAGTCCATCCATAGATTGGCCGTGGGTTTTTGTCTGTGCCATTCTGTGTACATTTCCCTTTTAGGCTGTTCCTTGCGCTGATCAAATATGACAGTGTCACCATCACTGGTCGCAGGATAGAATATGCCTGTGCGATGATTCAGTACAGGATGATCTATATGCGGTGTGTGTTCCACACTCCAGGGTGTGCGTGTGCATAGTCCCAGGCGCACTCTTAGTACTGAATCCAATTGTTGATCTTGATGATCCAGAGCAGCCAATAGTATGAGCAGACTGGGATCCCATAATGGACTGATATTTTGACTGTCCTTGTAGATCAAATGACTAAACGATCCCTGATACTGGGGATCCGCCCCACTGATATCATCAGGGTTAGCAGTAAAGGGCAGATAGAACCAATCTATAGCAGGATCAGTGAGGCGTTGGCAGACATAGCTGAATTGGTTGGGTTTGAGTAGATCTTGTATGAGTGTGATAGACATGTGAGTATATATCACATGTCAATGATCACCACTCACAGAGTGGCAGCGATTAGGCCTGTCCTGCAGTGGGATCTAGTGAAGGCAGTGGGGGCTCAACGGGTGGCACATCTTTGGGACTCTGTAGATCCCAATAGGCCATGTGTGCTTTACGTTCAGTAGTTTCGGCTAATTTTTTAGCAGTTTCTGTGGCTGCGATTGCTTCGGGTGTCATTGGTCTTGCCATGAAGTTCTCCAAATTGGTTAATGATGTATTTAGCTGTGAGATTTCAGTTGTTGATGGCGCAGCCTAGCGCAAAATTTTTTGCTGCGAAGCAGTAGCGCAGATTTTTTGCGATCAAGAGTGTCTAGTCATCCTCATCATCGTAGTCCTCATCATCTTCTTCATCATCCTCATCGTAGTCGTCATAATCATCATCCTCATCGTAGTCGTCATAATCATCATCCTCATCATCGTCATAGAAGTGTGGAACTGTGCTCATGATAATCTCCCTGTGATCATGTATATAGCTGAAAAAAGGCTAGACACCACGAAAAAATACGTGCGCAGTTTTTTAAAGCCCGGTGACTGGATCTAGAGTGGGATCTACTAGAGGACAGTGATCACTGAAACGTAGCACAAACTCTGTGTATGCAGGCGTGTGAGTGTCTAGCCAAAAGCGAGTGCGATTGAGGTGTACTTCATGATCAAGCGCATGACACTGAATAAATTCAAAAACAGTCTTTAGAATGGGACTGGAGTTTAGAACATAGTATTGCTGCATGTGATTATATAGCGCCACGCAATATGCTCATGGTTATTTCTTGATCCGCTATACGAAGGACATTGTAGCACTCCCGCCGGATCTGCTTTTGACTGGGCTTGCTTCTACGACCACCCGCAGAGCTATTAAGTGGCTGTAGCTGTAGAAAATTACTGTTGGGATAGAGTTTAATGACTCGGGCCAGAATGAGTCTATTGTGTTCAGTGACTAGACAGTGATCTCCGGGTGCGAGAGTGTGGCCCGCAATGTCTCTGTGTTGTAAGGTATAGTTCATAGTAGGTATTGTGGTTAGTGTAGAAAAAGGTTACAAGATGGGAAAAAATTGGTCGCGTAAAAAATTAGGGTGGAGTACTTATCGTTTCATGGTGGTGATTTGCTACCCCTAGTGTTGTATATACGCAACACTGTGCATGTATACCCCGACCCCCCACCATGACCCCTCCACCTCAGCACCGCCTGGTCATGCCTGGCTTCATCTCATCGGGTCTCAGGTGACTGCCGCACCGTCTGATGGCAGCGTCATCCCAATTGGGTATCTGTTCGAACAACATGCGGCCCTGTGGCGGGTCATGTGGCGCTGTGCCCGCAGGGCGCAACAGCTTTGCCCTGTCCTGCACAGCACAGCCCGCAGTACTAGCGGCTGCTAACACGAGCAATAAGGTCAAGAGTATCCTGCTCATAGAGATCCAGTCTGTTATCTTGTTCTAGGCTTTCCTGCACAGCGATAGTGACTAGGCTAGCACAGTCCTGGCCATCACGTTTGGGCAGGCTCTTGATGAATGCTTCAACTGCGGGCATTGAATCCATAGCCCACATCACATCCATAAGCACCTTCTGCTTGTGAGTAAGTCCTTGTATAGTAATCATTCTGATGCTGCCTCGTTGGCATATGATGCACCCAGGGCCATAAAGCCTATGCCTACCAGTGCAAACAGGCCTAGGTATGCGCCATCGCCTGACAGTAGATCTGGGCTGGTTTCAATGCCGCCCACAACTCCTAACAGTAGCACAATACCTGCGTACAGGAAAGATAAAGCCTTTTGTCTAGTAGTCATTTAGTGTCCTTTGTGTGTATGTAGTAATTATACGGCAGTTTGGCTAATGTGTCAACCATTATTTGGCAATACGCACGATCAAGCCCTGTGGCGTAGCTGCCACATTGTAGCCATTGCTTTCGAATAACTCAACGACCTCTTTAGCCATACGATCTCTAGCTCTAGCACCTTCTGCTTTGACTGCTATGAACTTCTTGCGATAGTTGATGTAGAGACTTTTGTAGCTGAACGCTGAATCAAGTAGGTCTCTTACTGAGAGAGCCTTGCGGATCTGATCTTGTGAATAGGTGCTCTTGTTGTTTGAGTTTTGACGCTGTGCATCCATTGCGGCTGCAAATGCAAACCCGCCTGCGTCTTTAGTATCTAGTTCTTTCATTACTCGCTCCTGTTTGTGTGTATGTGTCAATTATACTGCCAAAAAGCCTCGGTGTCAACCTACGAAGTGCCCAGGCGTGTTGCAGGGTCTAGTGGTAGGCTGACACTTTGGCAACCCCTATTAAGCCGCTTGTCTAGCCATATGGATCATTTCAACGCGGCCCATGTATGCGGTATTTACAACGCAGGGCTGAGTCTTAGAAGCAATCAGTGTACCTGAATTCTCTGTAAGATGAATCTCTGTTACACGGCAGGTGAAAGGATACAGTTTTTTGGTCTCGCGATAGTCTTCAGCGGCCATCTCTTTCTCACGTGGCAAATATTCATACACACGCAGTTTGACCTTGCGCTCTTGTCCGTTAGGAAAGGCACTGGCAAATCCAGGGCCACGAGCACGTCTACGCACTGGATCTTTTGCGCCATCATTCTGTTCAAGTACCAAACGATTAAACGCATCGTGATCTGGAATGCCAGCTTCAACCATCGCAGCCTTGTCTTCTAGCATCTTGATGTAGTTGAGGAATCGTTTGGCTTTGACTTTGCCACCTGCGCCGTTGACATTATAGGTCTTGCCATCAATTAACCATTCAGCCACAAAGGTCTTATATGGACGGGCATCGCGAAACAGTTCTTTAGCTTTGGCCAATGTCATAATAGGATGTGTTTTCATCTTGCTCTTTCTGTGTGTTTGTGTATGTGTTAATTATAACAGGGTTTTGGCACCCTGTCAACCAAATTAGATCCAGCTGTCTACCATCATAACGGGCTTCTTCAAGACCCGTTTAACAAAGTCCTCGGGCTCGTCGTCAGCACGTACTAACATAAAGCCCATGCTCTCTACCAGGTCTACCTCGCAGATCTGGAGGTCCACACCTGCCTTCTCAAATGCAATGTTCATCTTGGTCAGGGCATACTTAACGCCTGCTTCAAATGTCTGGTATTCGCCGTCATGGACTTCATCGTAGTCAAACTCTTTAAGCATGACCTCTGCGTACTCTTCACCGTCTGCTACGATGAAAGGGCGGATCTTCTTCCAGGCCCGTTGATCGGTACAGTCAAAGTGGTCACAGGCTTCGTTGAGGTCAAACGAGGCAAATGCGTCATAATTTACTTTAGTCATTGGGTTCGCTCCTAATGTTTGTTTGTATGTGTCTATTATACAACTAATTTGGCTAGTTGTCAACCTAGTTATGAACAGTTAGAAAAGAATTAAAGGAACCATTGTCAACTCTCTGTCTCTACCCTAACCAACGTCTAGCTAGGGCCGTGACGGTCATTACTTCCTACAGTGCCCGCCAGCTTCAGCTTTCGCTTTGCCTTCATATACTTAGATTGAGCGTGAGCGGCCTCACTGTCCTCGCCTTAAGTACCTAACGGTGTAGGTAACCTCTAACTCTTTTCTAACTGTTCTGCTTAGGCCGAGTCTCTAAACTCGCTTCGTATCCTTTAGTTACAACCCTTTTTGCATTTCTGCTGGGTTCTTACATTTGAGGATCGCCTTGCTTTTTCTTTCTTCTTGTTTCTATTATAACGAACTTCCACCAATCTGTCAACCAAAATGCCGTTGTATTTTTACAACTCTATTGCCCTACGGAACACAATCTCCTGCTTGGCAAAGGCCTGGATTTCCCAGGGTTGATCAAGGTAAGGATGATTCCTCTTGTACAGCCGGCCCTTCCACATGGTGCCCTTGGCCGTAGGCTTCAAATGACCCTTGGCAAACTGCGCCACGTGGGTCAACTCGTGTGCCAGTGTGACGCCCAATGTGACCCAGTTGCGATTGGGCTTGAGCACCACAAGGAATGTGTCTATACCTGTTAGAGGAATGGTTGTGCCCATCTCTTCTAGTTCTGGATCCACCTTGATCACCAACAGTTTGCGGCTACGATTCAAGCCCAATTGTGTCAGCATGGAGGGCATGACCGATTCAATATAACGGCGGGTCTTGGCGCCAGCTTCAATGTGATATTCCATCATGTTATCCAAAAAGCACAGTGCCTACACCTGCGGTCCATAACAGCAGAGCCTGTGCAATGCCAAAGTGGAACAAGAACCATGTAACAGCGATCCAACCTACGAGTTTAACCATTGCCAGCTCCTTTGTTGCTATGTGTTAATTATAGTCTCATTCACCCAAACTGTCAACCGATTCATAGTCTTTAACCATACGGTACAAAGGGTCTATGATCTCTTCGTGCTCTAGCTCGTAGTCCCTAGTTGCCCAATCCACCCACTCTTCGGAGTGGACTTCCACTAGGCCGTCGTTTAACATCTCGCGGGCCTGTGCTTCTGTTTCACATTCAACCACGTAGAGTTCCGATACGATGGCATTACGCCAAAAGGTAAACCGCTTCATTTGCCTGACAGCATTCTGTCAACTATGGCTTGCCAGGTGTTTGCAGGCACCTCGAAATTGGAACCCTGGACAGGTACAGGTTTTTGCTTCTGGATCGACGGTGTATTCTTTGCCATTGGAGCCTTTGATAGTGATTAGATTACTTGGTGTCTTGACCTTAAACGGGTTAGGAGTTATACTCTCAAACTTCCTGCCTCGCTTGTCGAAACCCTTGATACCATTCTTGAAATAGTAAGGCTCCGATGTTCCGGTCTTTATGTATGCTACCAGTTTGTTTCCATCTAGTAGGTATATGTGCGGGGGGAACTGCCCCCCGGTTGTTTCTCGGAGGGCTTCCATCAATCCAACCTGCTTCCAGCGTAGACCTTGTCCAAGCCCAACTTGGTCTTCAGCACCTCTGCGTAGGCCTCAGCACCTGCTTCCAGAACGCTGATGCTCTGCACACCTGCTTGGCTTGGATTCCAAAGTTGGAGACTGCCTGTGTAGGATTTGCGGAAGCCAGCGGCCTGCAACCACTTGCCCAGCTTGGAGTTAGAACGGACACCGTAGACATCCACCCAAGCAAAGCCACAAGCATCACGATCGCCATGCTTCTGCAGGAATGCCTTAGCGGCTGTACGAGCCTGCATACCAGCTTCGTTGGTTGCGTCCTGTACTGCCTGCTCTGTGATCACTGTTGCGATTGCATTCATATTCAGCTCCTGTTTAGTGTGTGTAAGCATTAATTATAGCGCCATTCGTCCAATCTGTCAACCAACAGCTTTCAATAACCCTACAATGCCTATGGCTAATGAAATCACATTAACCATCAGTTGTGGGCGGTTCTTGACACGGAAGGCCCAGGTTAGGAACAGTACTGTTCCCACAGCGAACACAATAATATTGTAGGGATATGCCGCAGGACCCACAGCATTGAGAATGTGCCCTAGCACTATGGCTACAGCACCCGTCCATTGTAGAATGTCATTTGTTTTGTTCATGTGTGTATTATAACACTGAACTGCCAATCTGTCAACCAAATGCCCTTTAGGTTCTAGGGCTTTCCTTTAGGAATTGCGCACCATGCTCTTCTGATAGTACAATGGTAAAGTCCTTGTGGAAGCGATCACTCAAGCAGGCTAGAACGGCTTCACGGTTTGCTCCTTGACATAGGAACTCCATGGTATCCAAACGGTACACATACAGTTGATCATTCACCTTCTCAACCCGGACTTCTATACGGGGCATTGCATCCTCGTGGTCTTCAGGCAGATCCTTCTGCAGATCCTGCATCATGTTGCGCATGTCTGAGTCTTTGACCTTGAGTTTGATCAGGATGTCTTTGAACATAGTGACATGGATGTGTTCGGCTACCTTGAAGCCCAAAAAGCCTCCCAAGGCCGCGCCCAACACGAAGTCTAGCCATTCCATCATTTTCTCCTGGGTTTGGTCAATGCGGCTGCTTCTTTGCGCAGAGCACCGGCTTTCTTGTAGAGAACGCCGGCCTGTTCGTCAAGACTCTTTGATCGCTCAGTGGCCAACTTTCCGCCACCAAACTCACGGTCGATATAGTATTGGATGAGATTGTTCTTGATCATGGAGATCAAGTCACCGCCATTGTCTTCTGGACAGATGAAGCGGACTGGGCAACGGCCCCAACTGCTGTGTTCCACGAACTCTGCGTAATAGCGACGATGATCTTTGTTATGTGCATCAAAGGCCACCAAGGGCCTGCAATAGTATTCTAATTTGCTCATGTGTTTATTTACGCAAATTCTCGGTCTTCGATTTTGGTTAACATGTTCGCAGGTACTCGCCATGCACCCTGCGCAGTCTTGACGGTAACGAACTTGATAGCGATCTTAGTGACAACACCTGTCACGTTCCGACCTAACTTGCTAGATGTGAAGTTGACGTTATCGCCTACTCGCAAGCTGGCTTTGGTCAGTTTGGCGATAGTTGCCCGCTTCCACTTAACTGCATCGATCACTGACATCAACTCGTCGTTGGTCAAGTCACTGAACATGATCGCTTGATTGATCTGTTTGATATCCATTGTCTGCTCCTAATGTGTTAGTGTAAATGTATTATAACATGCTTTTGGCTAGGTGTCAACCGCCGTTGGGCAGCGGGGCCTACGCCCCTACAGGTTAGTCTACGTAGTAGTCAACCGCTTGCACTAGCATGTTAAGCGGACTTTCCATATCCCCAAAGCATTCTAGCTCTGCTAGTTGCTCCCCGTCACAGCTTGCCTCTAACAGCATAGCTTCTACTTCCGCTAGCTTTGCAAGTATTGCTTCTTTCATTTACTGCTCCTTTGTTGTTAAGTGTTAATTATAGCACACACTGTCCAAAATGTCAAGTGTGTGCTGTAGTATTACAGCTCCATGCTCGCATAGCCGTCGTCTTGCATACCCTGCTCTGTAAACATAACGTCTGTACCTAGCAGTGTGCTAATCGCATCTACAAAGCCGCTGTCTGTATACAGTCTCCAGCTGCCCTCGTACTCTGCATCGCCGTCTACGTTATAGCACACTGTAATGTGTATGCTACTGTCGCCGTCCAATTCGTCCCACCATTGCTCGTGTATGTGTACGCTTGTAACTGTAACTGCCTCAATCTCGCAGTCCCATATGCTGTCGCCTGCTAGTTGCACTTCTATGTTGCAGTCGTATGTTGTGCTAATGCTGTCTTCGCTAGTGTCTGTAGTTGCCAGTGTCAGCTTGTCGCTAACTTCAAATTGTGTTGCTTGCATAGTATTCGCTCCTAATGCTGTTTAAAAATGTATTATAGCACACCTTGTCCAAAATGTCAAGTGTGTGCGCAATAACCCTATGCGCTGTAGTGTTATTGTATAATTGTGTCGTCTAGCGCACAAGCTAACGCATTAAATGCGTTTTGTATTGCAACATGTTCGTCTAGTTCTGCTTCTTCTAGCACTGTTTGTAACTGTAACATTAAACTGTCTAATTTGCTTTTTGTATTTTGCATTGTGTTTCCTTTGTTGCTATGTTGTTATTATAGCGCACTTTGTCCAAAATGTCAAGTGCGCTATGTATAACCCTACAGTTTAGTCAACAAATACAATGTTTGTAGTACGCAAACTTTGTTGCGCAGAAGCCACAGTGCGTTGCACCTCGTTTTGCAAGTTGTCTGCAAGTAAGTCCCCACTAACATAGTTGCATTTTGCTTGTGTAGGGAATATATACTTAATCTCGTCCCCCACCATTTTTTTGTGTACATTAAATGCAAACTGTACTTTATATGCTTTTAATTTTTTGTTGTAAACTAGCTTTGCGTAGGCTATGCAATTTGTAAACATTGTGTGTCCTTTTGTGTGTGTAAGCTGTAATTATAACGCACAACGTCCAAATTGTCAACCAAAAAAAAGCATAACCCTACACCTAGCAGGGTTATGCCAAAGTTGCCTCTATACCGGGAGCGAATCGGTATTAGGCAACAACAGCCGCTGTCTTCGCGACAGGGGCTTTGACCGCAGCCCGGGGGGCTGGGTTTTTCTTCTCTGCATAGGCAACAGCAGCTTGGATAGCAGCATTGCCTATGCCGAACTGGATAGACTTAAGGTGCTGTACAGCTTCTGCCTTAGTCATCTCTACTGGCAGCTCAACCAACTCAACGTCAGTGTGGCCGTTCTTTGCCAGGATCTTGATACGCATGGTATCGTTAGCGAAGCGCAATTTGGTCTTGCCTTCGAGGGTTGAAACACCTGCTACTGCAAATTTCTTATCGGTACTCATTTTTAACTTCCTTCTGTGTGTGTAAAAATCATGCCAACCAATTCAGCATGTTATTAGTATAGCATCAATATTCGAATTGGTCAACTGTTTGGTTTACCAAATTGCGGAACAACTTGAATACTGACGCTTTCCTTCTCGTCTAAGGCGGCGATGAACTCATCGTCAAAGACCAGATCCTGCATGTTCAAGTCGATCATGTGTTCGACTCGATCCATATCGGGTCTGCCATCGCTGGCACACTCGATTGTGAATTTAAATTCATATTTCCTTGTCATTTTGTTCCCTCATTGGCTGCAACGCCATCCTTAATCCACTCAGTAAGCTCTTCCTCTTGCTCTGCTTCGTATTCACGAATGCTTTCTGAGATAGCAAATGCTTCGTCCAGTTCAGGATGATCACGCTCAATGTCGTCGGCACTCATGCCTTCGAGATTGATCTCTTGATCACCATGCTCATCATAGGCGCCAGCATAGGCCATACCACCTTCGTAATACATGGCGTTGACACCAAAGCCCAACTCCACCAACTTGTCATAGGCAGCGACTGGAGGGCTCCACGCTGAGTCGAACGATGTGTGTAGCATCTTACCATCAGGGTGGATATCACTCTGACCATCGCCACCTACATCCCACTTGGTGCCCCATTCACCTACGCAGAAGTCATACCAGTTGCCGTAACCATACTTCTCGCGATTCTCAGCAGTCTTGCGTTCCAATTCTTTCTGCTCGTCACCGTCACCTAACGATCCTGCAACGATCTGCAGATCCGTTGGCACCGGAATGAACTCATTGAGGAACTCTCCACGATCAAGTGCTTCTTTAGCACGAAGGATCATTGCTGGGTCTTCGTGGGTGAGTGTCAGTGTGTTGTTGCACCAATTTGGCATGTCGGCTCCTTAAAGATTAACAAATTTCCAGGGGTCTTGCGTAATCGTAGCGTCCTGGATCTCAACGCTAAGACTGAACTCAAATGTAGTTGCACGAGTAGGATACTCTTTAACCAACTCAGCAGCCAACTTAGAGAGGCTGTCATTACTCAGCACTGCAATCTCGTTAGCCAATCGTTCAATGTGTGTCATATTGATGATCCTTGAAAGTTGAAGTTACTGCATGAACTGCTTGCTTGCTCTTGCCACCGATGTGCCAACGATACTGGCCCATTGGGGTTTCGTATTCTTTCCAATCGTATATTGTGGCCACTGTGCCATCTTCAAATTCCAAACACCACTCCACTGTGGTCTTGTCGCCGCCGCCTTCGGGCTGGCCAAACACTTCTACCAGTTCATGGTAGTAAGCGGTTACATATCCCTGCAGGCTAGTGCCGTTTGCCTCTGTCCAATCTGTTTGTGTAAACTTCATCTTCGCTCCTTTGTGTGTATGTGTTTATTATAGCGCCAAACTGCCAAACTGTCAACCAATTTAAACAATAGCCCTACGGTGATTAGGGACATAATCACTGTAGATCTTTACAGCATGATTCTTTCTAACCCAGTCTACCAAACTCTGCGGATCGCCGATCATCCAATCTTCTACATCCTTAAACTCAATGTCGTCCAGGGTGGTGAACATGTAGATTTCATAGGTTCGTTGACTATTGGCCTGTGCCCTCAACTTCATCATTGAAATCTGTCGACCCAACGGATTCTCAGTCTTTCTACGGCCACTGAGGATCTCAATCAACTGACCCTTTTCAAAGTTCTCAGGATGAAAGTGGGTGATGTCCTGCAGGGTTTCAAAGCCGGTGGAGTCCCACGCTGCCAAAATGTATCTCATACCCCAGCCCTCATAACTTCCATCAAGCGGTTCTGCAAGCGATCCACTTCTGCGTTCTCTACATAGAAGTCGGTGGTTGGATCCCAGTACTGGCCTGCCTTTGGATCGTAATACAAGACCCGATCAACGAACCAAAACGGTCCTTCCAGCCCCTTGCGTGGTTGCCACTTTTCGTCTCTCTTGCCCAGGGTGATGAATGCCATTTCGCGCTCCTTTGTGTTTCAGTATATGTATATTATACGATCAAAAGCCCAAACTGTCAACCAATTACCAGGCAATCTCTTTAGAAGCGTAACGGATGTGACCTTCGTAGTTCAACTGGCTCTGCTCGAACTCTGTGAGAGCATCATCAGCCACGATAGACCAATCAATAATGGTCTCGCGGAAGGCATCATTGTCCTGCTCAATCTGACCACGCACACCCATCACAGTCTCCGTGACCTTGTTGATGTTGATGTTCTTGACCACGTAGTCTGAACCGCCCTTGGCTTTCCAGTACTGTGGGCACTCACCAACTCCGTCCCAATCGTGGGCACCGTAGTTCTCGTAGACCTGTGTAGTGATTAAAAGTTTCAAGTTTCGCTCCTTGTTTGCTAGTGTATGTGTATATTATAGCAGGGATTGCTCAAAGTGTCAACCAATTTCAGTGTTGCAGAATTGCCACATCTTTAATTGCTCTCCACGCAGGCCCATTAGGACGCCTTCGTAGTCCCTGTATGAACAGAAGGCCCACTTTCGGTCTGGGCGATACACATAGAAATCATAGTCCCGCTCAGTGTTGTGCTGAGTGCAGATCCGTTTGGCTGTCGAAGCCAATTTGTAATACTTCTGCATATGACCCGACTTCTCTTCGTATACTATCCAACCCATTAACCGTAGTCCTTTTTGCCGCCGTGAGTTTCATTCCAATCGTAGCCTGCGAGGTACTCCGCAATGCTGTCTGCATCTGTGACCTCAACCCGTGGCCCCGAGTCGCCACCAACTCCACCGTGGTGAGGGTCTATCTGTCGACCGTAGTATGAATCTGATGACCCACGATCATAGAGACTACCGTGGCGCTCACGAACAAATTGGGGTCCACGCAGAGCACGGATCAACTGTTTCTGTTCGTCTTCTGGCAGGATGTGTAGGTACATGTCAACTGTTCATGGATACGAAGGGACTGTAGTCTTCAGGAGCGTCTTGTACGCCCATGTCTTGTATGTAGCCAAGCACCTGCTCGACAGGGCAATCCAACAGGTCTGCAATCATCTTGGCACTGTGGCCTTCGATATACAGTTGCTCAACATCATATGCTAGGTCTGCCATCTTGCTCATTTGACATCCCTCACAACTTCTTGCACCTTGTTCACGCCCTTGTCGGCGATCTGTGCAATGCCTGTGAAGCCAACAGTGGCAACAATAATACCAGCGATAAATGCTGCTAAGTGACTCATCATATCTATCAACCTTTCTGTGTGTGTAAGTCTATATTATACAATCAATCTACCAAACCGTCAACCCCTAGATTACATGCACACGTAAGCAGCGGGGCCTACTAGCAGTGTGGCTTTTTTGCCACACTGCCGGCACTCCAATTAGGCAGTCTCTTTCTCGTAGATAACAGTCTGACCAAAGGGTGCTTCTGCTTCTGTATTGCCTTTGACAATAAAGATTGTGTCGCAGTAGTCCTCGTCACCCCAACTACCGCAGGGGTAGCCGTCTGTGAACATAATGAACTTCTTAGGACGAATACCATTCTCTTCCATAAACTCCCAGTTCACAGCAAAGTCAGTACCGCCACCGCCCTGTGGCTCATACTCAAATAGCTCTTCACTATTGTCCTGCGAGAACTCTTTGTGGTTATAGATCTCTGTGTCAAAGCACCACAGGTTAATCTTAAAGTCCTCATACTGATCAACAATGCCCTTGACCTCTGACAGGAATACAGTTGCATCCTCTTGTCCAATGCTACCTGACATATCAATTGAAATACCAATGTCAATTGTAGTTGCTTCTTTCATGCCCGGCAGTATGGCACCTGAGTGCATACTCTTACGGTTAGGACGAGTAAAGGAATAGTCGTTGCGGATAATGCTCTGTATCTCTTGACGCACAAGATCACGCCAGCTAATCTTAGGCTCAGTCATGTCCTTGATCAAACGCTGGATGCCTGCGGGCACTTTGCCTGCACCTGCTGCCGCGGCACTCTGCACCATGGCTTCTTTGATCTCATCGCGGATCTTCTGTGCTTCTTCTTTAGTCATGCCAGGCATACCCTTGCCCTGCTTGTCTCCATCACCCTCTTTGCCCGGTGCATTGCCGTCTTCGTTAATGTGCTCGTCCAACAGGTCACCAAGTTGCTGAAGCAGTTGTGGCATAGAGATCTTCTCTGCCTTCTCGTATAGCTCGTCGTAGATCTCTTCCCAGGCTTTGCCGCGATACTTGGCATCGTAGCAGATCTTGACTTCAGTGATCTTCTCACCAATGCGTTCGTCTACAAGGATCTGATTGACAGCGTAGTCTTGTGCAATGTTAGACAGCTGGCGATCGCGTGAACCTACACGACCAAAGTGGTCAAACACACAATGGCAAATCTCGTGTCCGAATAGGAACTCTAGTTTCTTGACTGAGAGCTTCTCAACGAACTTAGTATTGTAATAGAAATTACGGCCATTAGTTGCCGCAGTAGGGCACCATTCGTCTGCTTGAATCAGTTGCATACGAGTTGCCATGTTGCCAAAGAATGGTGCCTTAAGCAACAGTCCCACACGGGCTGTGGTTAGTTTATCGATAATCGGATCAAATGCCATTAGTCGCTCTCCTTAGTATGTGTATATTATAGCATCTATTTACACACCTGTCAACCAAAAAAGTGGGCGGGCAAGCCCTGAGAAGCCTCCCGCCCTTGCAATGGGCGAGGTCTTAATTCTCCATTGCACTCAAAACATACTTGCCAAAACGCTTGTGGAACTCGTCAAAGCTCTTCATCTTTGTAGCGTCAAAGGGCAAGTTGTAATTTGTCAAGCCCGTCTTAGCACCCATCACCACCAACTCTGTTGGGAAGTTATCCATCATGTAGCGGAAGAAGCAGTCTGCCATAGCATCCCAACCTTTAGACTTCTTCTCTGCTTGATCCTTAAGTTCATAGCACAGGCTCACAGTCAAAGAGTACATGGCTGACACTTCCTTAATCTGCAGGTCCTTGACCTTGCCTTCCAAGATGTCCAACGCCTTAGGCAAGCGACCTGCAATCTTACGGTGAGCCATAAACTTAATAGCCAGGCCATCACCTACGGCACCCGCAACCAAATTGTGCATGGTGTCAACGTCGCAGTCCTCGTCCTTGAGCAAGTCGCTCACAAACACCCACGAGCGTGGAGTTGCAAAGGCCTTGCTGGGCGACTTAGGATCGAAGTCGTATAAGTCCTGCTTGGCGAAACCCACATAACCCAACACCTCAGGGTGAACGTCATTCATAACAGCCCACTCTTGGAAGTCATCAAAATCTACCTTTGCTTCCAAGTGAATGAAACGGTTAGCCAGCGGAGCAGGCATACGATATGTCACGCCACGATCGCCTTCTCTGTTACCAGCGGCAACCACGTCAACACCCTTAGGCAATTCGTAAGTACCAACACGACGGTTAAGGATCAACTGATAGGCCGCGGCCTGTACCGCTGGAGGAGCACTGTTCAATTCATCTAAGAAGATGATCGCAGTTGACTCTGGGTTGGTAGGAAGCTCTGCAGGGGGAGCCCAAACCATTGTGCCCTTGTCTGCATTGTAATAGGGGATACCCTTAATGTCTGTAGGCTCCCACAGGGCCAGGCGAACGTCGATAACTTCGCGACCAGCGTCTTCGCCGATCTGCTTAACGATGTCACTCTTACCAATACCTGGAGGGCCCCAAAGGAACACAGGGCGGCGTTTCTTGATTGCAAAACGAATTGATTTCTTTGCGTTCTTGGGACCAACTTGTCGAACGCTAATGTCTGTTGACTTTGCCATAATAAGACCTCTTTCTTTCTCAGTTAAAGTTGCTTTCTCAGTGTTAATAGTATAACACCGAACAGCTCAGTTGTCAAGCTCTTTTTACGAAGTTTAATTGTGTTGTATTATCGCTACGAACACTTTTAATCTTTGCTTTGATAGTTAACTTCTGCCCTGCTTCTAAGTTACTATTATACCAGAAATCCACGAAACTGTCAACCAGTTTAGCAGTAACCCTGAACTTGTCATAGTCTTTGCTGTAGTAGCACTTGACCACCTCGATCTCGCCCTGGATCTTGTCACCCACAGCGCCCTGCAATTGAGTAGAAGCACGGACTTCGCGAGCCAACTCGTTACGGATTTGATCGCGCAGCATCACACCAGGCAAGCAGCTTACGATGGCAAACTCCAACATGTTACGGCCAGTGAACTCATCCATCTGTGCAATGCGGAGTGCCTGCTGTTCGAAGTCGTTGATCTTGCCCGAGATCTGTTTCAGCAAGAAGCCATTGAAGTAGTTGCGAACCGCACGACCCTTCTCAACGTCCTCTGCTGTGGCTTCGGTGAATGCACCCTCGCGGAGCCATTGCTTGACCATTAGCTTGTTGGCCTGGGTGACTCGCTTCTGGCAGTCGTTCTCCAGCACGTAGACATCTTCTTTGAAGTAGCCTCCGTTGATACGATCTGCTGCTACCGCCAATCCCCAAACTTGATCTGCTGTAAACATTGTTCGCTCCGTTGTTTCAGTATATATCTATTATAGCATCAGTCGCCCAAAGTGTCAACCAACTGGAGTGCCGGTCAAAGAAAAAAGGTGTTGTATTTCTACAACACCCTCAAAAGACGCCCCGGGAGCGAATCGGCTTGTCTATTTGAAACCCTAATTAAAGAGTGATGCCCATTGCTTGAGCTTTGTAGCCTAGAGCAACGATCTCACGTGATGGCTTGCCCATCACATATTCAGTTACCTGAACACCGTTGCCTGCTGTACGGCTGTTGGTATAAACAGCGTAGCCTGCTTGACGAATGCGGCTGGCTTCTGCTGCCAGGTTGCCAACACCTAGGTCATGCTTGGCCTGTGCTGGAGTAAGTGCTTTACCATTGTAAAGTGCTGTGAAGACTTTGAAAGTCTTGGTTTTTGGATTGAATCTCTTCATTTTAAGTTTCCTTTGTTGTGGCTGTTTCCTAACAGCGTCATACAAGTATACAGACATCCATGATCAAGAGCAATGGTCAATTTCGCCAAATCACTTCTTCACAGACACTTTGGTTTGGAAGAAAGCACTCATTATCAGAACAGCTAGCCAAGTCTGCCAAGTGTAAGGAATAGCTAATACAGGGAACAGGATGTTCATTGCCCAAATTACCAGCCAAGGGCCCAACAGAACCAATGCTACAATCAACACAGCAAATCCTACCACCAACATGATTTTATTCATTTTCATACTCCGCTATCTCTTGTAGACGTTTAACTTCGGCCAGCTCTTTCTCAATCTCTTTGTTCTTGCGTTTGTTTCCTACGCTAGACCCACGATTGTAGACTAGCCATACATGATCTTCGCAATAGACCTTGCCAGGCCACAAGCTCTTGCATCCGCACATAGTGAACGGAGACTCCTTCTGCTCCGGACCTATGTACTGGCACCCTGCAATATCGCTCACGCAACACCTCGCTTCATAACAGTGACCTCTGCCATTGCTTCCCAGTTGTCAGCAAACGCCTTGCGCAATTGTGCAACCTTCAACACCGTACGCAGGCTCAGCTCGCGTAGTTTAGCACGGTTGTTAGACACAAAGTCCACAACATCAATCTTGGCCACATCGCTCAGCTCGTATTCGTCCAGCATGCCGTCTGCAACGATCTGCTTGATACGCAGGACCTTCTCACGATCTGTATCCATCTGCAGATCAATGTAGTGGCAACGGCTCTCAAGAGCGGCAAGGTGATCCTGTAGCTTCTTAGAGCGTACATTCTCAAACTTGATGTTGGTGATAAAGATCGCACCAGCCTTGAACTCGAAGCGATCTGGGATGCCTTCGCTTCGCAGGATACGGCTGTCAGTGTTCCAGCTGATAGTACGCTTCTTAGAACTGTCCAAAGCCGCCTTAAGAATGTTCAGGCTCAAGTCGTCCAGCAACACTGAGTCGCAGTCATCAAACACAATAACATTCTTCTCACTTGAGAACTCGTAGAGCTTAGAATACAAGCCAATGGCACTCATAGCACCTTTGACAATCTCGTAGCGTGGCTTGCGCTCGCCTAAGGTATTGAACAAGTCGTCCTTAGTCAACACTTCTTCAACACCAAACGATTTGCCTACACCTGGGGGACCTGTCACAATCATAGCACGTACATCGCCTGCTTTCACAGCCTTAGTCATGTCTGTAAGTACTTGGAAGCGAGCACGAGTCTTTTCGATCAGCTCGTCATCTGTGATATGTGCTACAGCCGAGTCAGCCACCTTGAGCTGTACCAAACTGTTCTCTCCTACAGGAGCCTCGTCAATGTGCGCGACCACGCGGTATGCATTAATGCCAGAGACCTTGACGCGGATCTTCTTGTAGGGGTTGCGACCACCTTCAATCTCATCGCCTGCAAGGCAAGTAATTGCCTCGCCGTCAAAGTCCTTGACCATTTGCAAGCGGATGCCTGGGGTGATCAAATTCTTACGGGCACCGTAAGCACCTTCTGTAATCTCAACTAGTGTAGCCATTTTTCGCTCCTGTGTGTTAGTGTATGTGTCTATTATAGCGCACTCTAGGGGTTTCGTCAACCCCTAGTTGTGCTGTGGCATTTAAGCCACACATGCTGCTTCTTCAACCAATGCCTGCATCAAGGGCTTGAAGTCTTCGCTGTGATCTGCTACAAACCAAACAGCTTGACCGTGTACTGAGCGCAGGATGTACTCGTATTCCTCATACTGGTGGTTCAACAGATAGTCCTCATAGCTAGCGAACTTCTTGGCACTCGTACCTGTCTCGCCACGATCACGTCCGTAGAACGTAGTCATGTCGCCGTAGAGTTTGTCGTAGGCCTCGCCGTCCATTGGAACTTCAAGTCGGCTAAAGGCATGCTTGGTACCTACTGTGGGCCTAAGTGAGCTGATGTCACCCAAGTCAATCAAGTCACGCAAGATGAAAGGGTTTGAATAGTGCTCTTGCAGCATCTGACCGTTGTGTGCCAAATAGCCGTCCCAGTGGCAGTATACCTGCTCAACTGTACCGTCTGCATATTCTAATGCAATTGTGCTTCGTGTTGCCATTGTATCGCTCCAATATTGTTAAGTTAAGTGTCTATTATAGCAGCTTTCGCTCAACCCGTCAACCTAGTGTGGCAATAACCCTACCCACTGTAGGGTCAAACTTCAAGAACACCTTGGTGCTGTCCGTGCCGCCCTTTACAGGAAAGGTACACATGTAACAGAACTCGCCCCCATTTGTGATCCCTAGGAACTTGCGGCCCGTGAATTGGTAGTCCTCATTGTCTAGGGCCTTGGTCAATGCTGCCGCTGTAAACGTTGTCAGCGTAGTCAGTTGTTCAGCTGTGATCATGCTGCAACTCCTTCTGCATCAAGTTCCCAGCTGATGTCCTGGAACTTCTTGTATAAGCGGTAGACATCCCGTTTGGCTTCTACCAACGCTTCAGCAATGAGGTCTTCGGCAGTCCCGTCAGTAAGGACTTCGCGGGCGTCTTCGTATAAGCATCCGCCCAAGAACTGTGAACTGAGTTCGATGTTCTCAACCATAACTCGGACACGCAGCATGAACCAGTCAAGATTCCCGTGTTCGATGTTGTGGTTGATCTCTGCGATATCAAACTGGGTGTCATCAAAACAGTCTTTGGGGTCCAGGTCTTCATATGATTTATCCACAATAATATCAAAGCCGTTGCGCTCGTATACAGCCAATTCGTCGTAGTGTCTCATTTAGATCTCCGTTTCGTATTCGTAGAATGTAACTGTAGGGTCGTACTTTTTCAGCTGACGAGCCGCTGTCATCAACTCTTTGTAGCGACGGTTGACCTCTGCTCTAGGCAGTTCACCATCGCATGTCAAGTTCTCTGGGCTTAAGGCCGCATCAATCATGTCTGCTACAGCCTGACGGTCTGCGGCACTGTTAAGACTGTACTGGGGACCCTTGAAGAATGAGTTCCAGTGGTTCTTGTCTTTCAAAAATTTCTCTAATGCTTTCATCTTGTGCTCCTTAAGCGGGTGTTAACAGTTTACGGAAGTCGTTCATTACAACTCGGAAGGCCTGCTGTTCAACAGGCTCAAATTCATCCAGGTTGTCCTGCATGTACTGCAGAGTCTCTAACAGTCCTGAGCCATCAGCTTCTTTGCGTTGGCTAATGTATACCATAGCTTGTGTGAATGTCATCTTTCGCTCCTTTGTGTGTGTATGTGTCTATTATAGCGCCATTAGCCCAATCAGTCAACTAGTCCCCACGAACATCCGTATTCAGTGTAGGGTTAATAGCACGGCGTAGTTCAACTTCGCGCTTGTGGGCCTGAGCCTTGCCACGAACCACTTCGTGTACGTATACTTCTATCTCGCTCTTGTCGCTGAGAGTGCGCAGGGCATGACACAAGGCCCAATCCTTAGCTTCTTTCTTAGCACGATAGAAGTGTTTAGCGGCACGTGCCAAAACTGACTTATTAATAGTGGTCTCAGTCTTGGCTGTGACTCCTATGTAGTTGCCCCCAGCAACACGCAACTCATATATGATATGATTGCGGTCGGTGCGCTTTTTACGAATGGTGTTTGTCTGTGTCATGTGTCTATTATACTGCATTTTGGCTGTTTCGTCAACCAAAATAAAAAGACACTAGACTGCGTAGGGTTTCTCGTTCTAGATGATCTCCTTTAAGGTTACCCACAGGATATTCACAGTGTGATGTGGATATCCAAACTGTAGCCAAAATGCCACACTTTGGGCTGTGTCGCGGCACTCTCATTAGCTGCTGGCTGCTGCTGTAGGGCTGGTGTACGCTGCGCAGCATTCAGGATTCTGCTGCTGTAGATGGTAGGACCGACCGGAATCGAACCGGTATGCATTGCTGCGAGAGATTTTAAGTCTCTTGTGTCTACCTATTTCACCACGGTCCTCAGTCTCGATGCTGCTGCAACGTTGTTGGCCAGTCCTACTGGATTCGAACCAGTGGCCTACAGCTTAGAAGGCTGTTGCTCTATCCAACTGAGCTAAGGACTGCTGCTGTACTATTAATGTTTGGTGGGCCCCCCGTGAGTCGAACACGGCACCAACGGATTATGAGTCCGCTGCTCTAACCAACATGAGCTAGAGGCCCGATAATCTTATGATTCTTTATAGCCCCTTAGGAGTTCTGAATCTTCTGGATCCGCAGCCAGTGCGCCTGCTGCTACGAAACGGTGCAGATCTTCCATTTTTTCTGCGAATACCTCAGGGCATGATGCTGCTGCTCGCTGCATGTCCCAGTCTGATGGATAGTGACGCAGCATGCTTCGGGCCGTGTCTCGGACCAGTTTAGGTACTCTAGGTGTATGTTCTCTATTGCAAAGATCCAATAGGAACCTTCGGGTCTGTACTACAGCACGGTATCTTTCATCTGGTAGTGTCATAATAGTTGCGTTTGATAGTTGCACAGGATCTCTGCTTCTAGATAGCAGTCTTTTCTTCAGCATGTATATATTATATGATCGTTACACGTTCTTGTCAACCTGAAATGGCTCATTGAGCAGCGGGGCCAATGGCTGAAAAGCCCGAGGTTTTGGATGCAATAGGGGATCAGGTTGGAACTCCCGTACCGTAGTCGAGTATAGTCTAATAGTGTAGGGTCTAGAGTTAGCTGTATATAACAGTAGTACGCCTTCTGGGACTTCATGCATACTATATTTAAGTGTAGGCATATACGTATACATATACACTGTATACGCACAATCCAGCAGCGGGGCCTATTGTGGGTCTACGGTTGGCACTGTACAGGGATTGGTTGCAGCAGATCACCGTGATTCTAGAGTGGATAAATACTGGCAGCACCTATTCTAGACAGTGAAAACTACTGTAGATGAGTCGTTTGAGTAGGGTTTGGCTGCAATTTACAAGAGTTTGAGCACGGCCAGGTCTATGGCTTATGAGGCATGCAAAAAATTCACACAATTCAACACTTTATTGCACTTTATCACACACATTAGATAACCATACCCCACACAGCGGGGCCTATATGCATGATCACCCCCACCAACCGATCAGTAAATCACACTTTTTTGCATTTACTGTTCATTCTATAATTCTCTAGAGCTGCCGCAGGCTTCTTGACCCTAGCCACTCTACACACTTATACATACGCATATACGTATACACGACTTGATATCCAGCAGCGGGGCCTTTACCCAATCTGTTACACACAGTTAAATACTCTATGGATCATAAACTATACTCACTCATAGCAGCTATTACACTGGTAACCATTTGGTATGTTATACACCTTTGATTACTCTCTAACTCAATTGGAGCAGTGTCATGACTATGTATTAGCCAGATACAACATAGCACGTATTATACATCTACTCTATGACGATCTACTGGATCATTATATAGTCATAGTTGACTGCGATGAAAAGACTGCTTGCCTATTGAGTCTACTGTAACATGCAGTATACAGATGCCATTTCAGAACCCGACATATTCTGTTATCAGTTGCCCTATTTTATTGATTACGATCCCGAGGCCATTTGGGAACTAGTACAACGACATGGTGGTTCAGTGAGCTATCTGAATGGAGGGCAATATGACTACTACATTGATCGCGAGTATGCTTCCATTCTGGTACTAGCGTTCCCCCAATTACGGCGCCAGTATCAAAAGGATCTATACACGTAGATCTACGGTGTTGGCTGCAGGTTCTTGAATCTTGGCCTTGGAATCGTATATCATGTAGTAATAGTAAGTTTCTCTAACTTCCACACGGCCACCATTATCCACATACTGTCTACGCACAGTTTCAATGCGATTGTTCTGCACACTTTGGGTGGTGGCTATGGCTGTGGTTGTTATGGGTTCGATCTGCATGTGAGTATTTATGGTTCTAGATAACCTTGCAAATTTTGCGCTGCTCCGCAGCTCTTCGAGCTGCCATGAATTATCACTGTGTCCAAATAGCACTATAAATATCTCATGCAAATTGTTCACGATCACAACTACGTCAGAGTCATTGATCATGTGTTATCCGCTGATCACTGTGCTCGTTTATGCACCTTGTTTGAAGCATGTTATGCTCAGCACACACGTCGAGACAGTGAGTGGGTCTCACTGACAGAATTGGCTTTGACAGCACCCGATAACATGACCAGTCGTAATCCCTTGCACAGGCTTCGAGCAGAACAGGATACTGTATGGCCCGAAGTCTTGGAACCTCTGGCTCTGCGTCTGCGGGTCTTGGCAGAACAGTATGGTCAAACATGGGGTACTTGGCAGGGCATATCATTTTTGCCCCAAGATTACAGCATGGAAGGCATGCGAATCAAATGCTATAGACCCCACTCAGGTGATCAATTTCGCACACACGTGGATGTGGCCAATCGTGCCAGCAGCAGCCGTTTTCTCAGCTTTTTGCTCTATCTCAATGACTCAGATGCAGGCACTCATTTTGCACGGGACTCATACACTGTTCAAGCTCAAGAGGGTCGTGTGGTCTTATTTCCACCTTTATGGACACACCCACACGCAGGCCTGGAACCCAAAGGTGATACCACCAAATACATACTGTCAACTTATCTACACTATCTATGACTCAACTGCAAATTTTGCTGAATATCTACACAAACAGTACTTTGAACAGTGATTGGTAAATATTAACATGAACAAACTCTTTGCAATTTTATCTCTAGTCATGCTATCGGGTTGTGCTTCCGTTATCAGCTGGATACCCAGTTTTAACGACGTCAATCAGTCAGCCAAGATTGTGGATGTACGCATGGCAGTGGACTCACTTGATTGTGCGCGAGCACAACACCCCCAGGCTCTAACCATACAGCGTGAACTACGTTGGTTTGAACTCTATTCAGAATCAGCGGGCATACGCAATCAAGATGTTATACGTGTGATCAAGCCCATGCAGGCCACAGTGGGTGAGTTTGTGACTCGTACAGAGAAACAGGATGCCAGCAGGGTCTATTGTGATCTAAAGAAACGAGCCATGCAAGAACAGGCAGCTAGGGCTGCTGGTGTAATTCTAGGAAGATTCTAATGTCAATTGAAACGCTAAGAACGCTAACAGAACATCAAGACCTAGCCATTTCAGCTAGGGCTCGTTATGTGCTTGAGCTCACCCAGGCAGTAAACACCAATCAGATCACAGCCGAGGAATATCAAGAACTCTGCAGAGATGTGGCCCGTATGGACACCCTGGATAGAGAATGTCAAGACCTAGAACTAAAAACCGCACTGGTCATGGCTGTGTATGCTGTGGCCCAACTGAGATAATCATATGCGTATCAACGAAATCCTCACTGAAAACATATTCACCACAGACTATCACAAGGTCATGCAAGCGGTAGCTGAATTGTACAAGAACCACTATGACATCAATGTGTGGGAAAATGCCGAAGCACACGACGAAGCTGCCAAGGTACTACTCAAGGTACACCCCACTCAAGAGGAACTGGACTACATCATTTCAAGTAGTCAACTGCCAGAACGCTTTATGGATCTAGACTTTCCCATCAATGACGATCTCATGTTCAACGGTTCAGGGGCATCAACAGATGATGTCATCGAGGGTGACCTAGATGAAGCCCTAGACTCAGACCTAGATGAGGAGCCTGCATCGAGAGCATTATGTACCAGCGGCAAACCCAACAACGCTTTGGGTGCCAGTCAATTGGCATCATGCAAGAGCCAGGGCTATCGTGGTCGACACGGTGATAAAAGCCACAAGATTGGCAACGAGCGCACCACTGTAAAAGGCAAAAAGATCAAGGGCAAGAAGTACGGCGGCCCCTTACCAGACTGGAGTTAACACATGGTCGAAGTCAAGACCGGGGATCTATTGATTGCACCCCCGAGCATGCCAGATCCAAGATTTAACCAATCTGTGATGTTTCTCACACATTACAACTCACGTGGGGCCTATGCCCTGTGCATGAACAGGCCCACAGAACACACCCTCAACACCATAGTGGAGCCCCTGGGGCTGAAGTTTAAAATAGATCACCCTCTGTATTGGGGTGGCCCAGTGAGCCTCAGCACTGTGTGGATGTTGCATGACAGTGATTGGTCAGTGAACAACACCATGCGTATCAATGATCAATGGAGCATTACCAGCCATGAAGAAATGTTCCATCATCTCAGCAAGGGGGTATGGCCCAATAGATTCCGTATCATGATAGGCCATGCCAGTTGGGATGCAGGACAACTAGATGCTGAGATAGAGGGTCAAGAACCCTGGAGCCACCGCAGCAGTTGGCTGTGTGTGAAGCGGCCCGATCCCAATTGGCTGTTTGATCTAGATGCAGAACAGCTATGGAGCAGCAGTTGCAGTCTATGCGGGCAACAGGCTGTGGATTCATGGATGGTGTAAGGCTGGTTCAAAGCACGAGGGCTGGGAGTAAATTTTATGTAAATTGGTGGTTGATGAATCACTGCACATGGGCCTGCAGCTATTGCAATGAAATTATACGCAAGGGCAACATTGATCTACCCTATCTCAACGACTGCAAACAGTTCATAGACAGCACAGTGGCCTATGCTACCAATCAAGGCAAAACTGCCAGCATAGAGTTTACAGGGGGTGAAGTAACAGAATGGACTGACTTTCTAGAGCTGTTGGCCCACGCTCATGGTCAAGGATGCGAAACACAGTTTAGAACCAATGCCAATGTGAGCATTGATCTTTGGCATGAATACATGGCTGTGACCCACAGTGTGTTGATTGAGCATCACCCTGAGCATACTACCAGTGCGCACTTTTTATTGGCTGTGGCTGCGGCAGTGGACGCAGGGGTGGCTGTGACTGTGAACCTAAACATGCTCAAAGACACGTGGGCCAGCAGCCAGCAGTTGTATGATCGCATATACACCAAATGGCCACAGATACGCATGAACAAACGCATGTTGTTTGAAGACCCTGTGTTCAATACCACCCCACAACGCTATACCACCAACCAGACCATGGAATTGAAAAGACAGCACGGTGACATCAAGATCACACAAGGTAACAAGATTGAATACACTGACTATCAGACCATGGTGTTAGAGGGCAGTAATGTGTTCAAAGACTATGACTGCTGGGCTGGCATGGAACAGATAGTGGTAGATGCTTGGGGCAGAGTCTATAGAGGGCACTGTAGACAAGGCGGATTCATGGGCAATATCAAAGAGCATAACATAGTTTGGCCCACCCACCCTAGAACTTGCAAGTTAGACATATGCAGAAACAGCTTTGACATACTGGCCACTAAATCAATTCAACTCACGAAGATTTGAAAACACCACACGTTCCACTATTTTCTTTCTAGCATCCTTGCTGGGAGCACCCAGCACAACCAATATGAACTGCCTATGACGTTCTTCCAACACTAGACTCACACACCATCCTGCAGGGTTAGTTAGCCCTGTCTTGCTGAGTACAATGGTATTAAACTCTTCCAGCAGGCCTATATTGGTATTCTGAATGATAATCTTAACAGGCTTCTTGCGATCCTTGACAGCAATTTCAGTCTTTTGAATAATACTAGTCTGACGAATAAAGTCTATAGTAGTTGCAGCCTTGAGCATGTGCATGATGTCCAAGACTGTGCCCACATTCTTTTGGCTAAGGCCACTGGGATCATCGAAATGGCTGTAGGCCATGCCCAACTGTTGTGCCTTGGCATTCATGGCAGTCATAAAGGCATGTCTACCATTGGGATGATCACGGGCCAGTGTTTCGGCAGCAGAGTTGTCTGAGCGAACCAACATGGCGATCAATAGCTCTCTACGGGTATAATGCTGTTTCTTTAACAGTACACCACTAACACCTCGATATATTTCTATCTTGGCTTCTAGATCCTGTCCTAGGTCTAGATAGGTCATGGCCGTCATTACCTTGGTAATACTGGCCATAGGCCTTACCTGTTGTGTATGCTCTGCAAGCAAAACTGTGTTTGTGGTGTTATCATACAAAAGCACACTGGGCTCATTACGAGCCCAGGCTGTGTTGATCAGCAATAACAAGACAACTAACAGTTTCATCGATTATTTAATCGACTCTTCCTCGTTATCAAAGGGCCAAGCATTGAGCTCTGGTGTATGCTTGGCAATAGCTTCTCGAAGAGCGTCTTCAATCAATTGATTGAATGTGATGTCACGTTCATGTGCTATCTTCATATAGGTTAGGAGTTCTTCTTCTGTGAAGTCTATAGGTACCAACACTCGAGTATCATAGGGTTCACCGGCCTTGATAGCCAGAGCCTTTTGAATGAAGTCATCAACAACATCAAGATCTACATAGTCGACATCATCCCATGCTTGATTTTCAAGCACACTTCTATGCTGGGCTTCCTTGTGATGTTTTTCAACATTTTTAGGATTGATCATGCGATAAGCACGGTCATTGGTGTAATCGCACATGCTGACTTCATAGACCTTTTGGCTTTTGGTACTAAACACAATGCTAAAACTGTATCCACCTGCGCCGTGAACACCGTTCCATGAGTCTAATGTATAGGCATTAGGGCCATAACAGGACCACGTGTAATCACTACCTTCAGTAATCTTGTAGTCGACCAGTTCCATCCATTCTTTCATTGTGATCATTTTGATTCCTTAATTTTTGTTAATAGACTTCTATTACGCACGTCTTGCTCTTTACGAGCACGTTTAACATCATCGCTGACACGCAACATTGCATCGTAATCACGTGCCCAGCGTACTCCTGCCAACCAATCTTCTAGTCGTTCAAGACTGCCCACGAACAGTTCAGCATCACGATTATAAATTGGTAATGCATCGTGATCCTTTGGTACAAGACTGAGAGCACCGTGATCCTCTGTCCAATCGCTGTGTTTGCTCTTGCTGAACTTGAAGCCAAGTTTGTCTATAGCTTCTTCAATGCGTTTGATTCTTTGAATTGTATTCCAACCACTCATATCAGCCTTTCTTTGTTGCTATATGTATATTATACAGTCTTATTAGAAAAAAGTCAATAGGGTTTTATATTTTTTAACAAACTATCATTGTCGCCAAGTATTAGTCCTACACCGTATTTGGCATGAAAGTCATCATATGATGCCAATCGATTTGGATCTATAGGCAGGCCATATATCTTTAACCAAGTATGCATGCAGTTGACTACTTCTTGATCTGCAAAATTCTCCATAATAAAATAAATTGATTGATCTACCTTACGATGAAACTTCTGCTGTCTACCATGCACGGCCTGCATCTCTTCGGCTAGTTTATGGCAGTAGTGTTCTGCACCTTTGAGCACTGTCCAAAATTTGTTGGGATCGGTTTTCATTCTCTGCTCAATCTGCCCCACACTAGGAACTCTTTGAAGGCTTCATAAACTGTGGCCGCTTCTCGATCGTCGGCTTCTACTCGAACACCGCGAACATAAAATCCATCTTCAGCCACTCTCAACATTTCTGTTGCGCCTACATTACACACAATGTTGTTGGACTTGGGTTCGTGAAAGTTGTATCTTGTTATGGCATCATCTTGAACCCAGGTAGACACTATCTTGTTTAACTCTGTGAAATCATAGCTCATTATTTAAACTCTTTCTTGTTGTGAAATATCTTACGGTACGCACCACCCAAGAAAAATTCTAGCTTACTGCGTTTTTTTGCTTGGAATTCACAGCTCATTTCCCATGAATCTCGTTTGAAAGGAATCACCTGTACCAGCGGATCGCCGGGGTTGATTTTAACTTCTTTGTCGCTGGTAAGATATCCGGGAAGCTCGGTAGACAAGTCATGTGTGTCTGTATCAACAATGGCCGGGAACAATTGAAAGCGTTCTTCAAACTGATAAAACGGTTGTACAATCAAACAACTGTATCCAGGTGGAGTTCGAATCAGCCACGGTTGAGCAATTTTGAAATACTGTTTGGAGGTGCCTTCTAAAGCTACAGGACACTGCTCATGATTATGTCCGCCTATATAAGGTACATGTGGCACACTGACTTTGAAATCTTCATGCCTGCCTTTTTTCTCTGGATGTAAAATTAGTTCATAGGTGTTGAAAATAATATATCCAGACATAATCATGTCTTGCACAGGCATGCAGTGTTTTATGGTAGGCATCCCTTTACCGGGAAACTGATTCTTCTTCCAGAGATCTAGATCTCTGTACCATTCTGGTACTACCTTGTTGGCCGGCTGTACAGGAAAAAACTCTACAACCGCAGGATCATCTGAGTAAAATTTGATATTCATTTGTGGCTGTCCTTGATTGTGGTAAAGAGTTCTTGTTTTTCTGTTTTGTATTTGGTCCAACTGTCTTTGAGCTGATCCCATACCATCCATTTACTGCACCAAAGGAACAGTATAATCATAGGAATAGCAAATAGATAGATGTCATAGGGCCTAGGTGCAACAACACCAGCACCTAGAAAGAAAGCACCAATAATGTAGCCTTTTTGCCAGATTTCCCATTTGCGCCATTGCCAACTAATAAATTCTAGAATCTCTTTCATTAGATCTTCTCCCCTGCAATAAATCCACGGAATCGTAGGAAGCGAGGAAAGCGCAGACTATATGTACCGTCCTGATTCTGTGTGACAGCATCGGCACGTACTTCAACTACCTGCCCCACCACTGTATCACGTTCCGCCCAATAAGAACCACGATCACTATCACTAAAACCACTGCCAACATTGACAGCAATCGACTTACCGTCGTCCACACCCTCGCAGACAAATGCACCAAGACGCCCAACATTTCGTCCAGTACCTTCTTCCACTTCTCGGACCGTGAGTGAAACTTCAATGAAAGGCTTTTGTTTGAGCCACGAAACAGATCTCTTACATTCATATTTTGCCTCTGGGTCTTTGATCATAATGCCTTCGAAGCCTTCGGCAACCATTTTCTTGTTGTAGTCCTTGTATTCGATCTCACCCAGAAACTCATCTAGGTTAACTTCAATCTGCGGAATGATTTCAATACACCCACTATCACCAAACAGATTGTTAAAATTCTCTTTGAGGAACTTAGAACGTCGACGCTGTCCCATCACACTCTTGCCAGCTTTGAACTCCACAAGTGGAACAACATCGAACAAACATAGACGTGCATCTTGTGCCTGCACATCTGATTTACGATGGACCTGTTTCATGAGATCCTGGAATGAATTGCTGACAACTTCGCCGTCTAACACATATGAACGACCAATCTCATCCATGTGTTTTTCTAGATAGGCTGTTATGTGTCCAAAGTTATCTAGAACTTTGCCATTGCGTGTGTACATTGTGGCAGTACGACTTTCAAAGTCAACTACAGTGATAGCACGAACTCCGTCTAATTTGGGTTCGAGTAGTTTCTTGCCTGTAATTTTCTTATCGTGATTGGCACCATCGTGCGCCAACATAACTTCGAATACAGGAACAGGAGCAATGCCTTCATGTATCTTTAGTACCTTGTTCACAGTCTTTTCGCTAAAGCCTGCTCGCATGTCCTTAATAAGAATGCGACGGTACCAATCGTTCCATTGTGCTTTGGTGGCAACATTCATTGCCAACTCAATGGCATCTTTGGCTGCATGGCCTGTAAGACGTCTACGGTAAAGACTGTCTGCTAGTTCAAGGAAGTTGTCCCAACTGAGACCCTGTCCTTCGTCTTGTTCTTTGATAGGTACTTGCTTGACGCCAAACGTATATAAGCCATCTAGTGCCATACGCAAGCCTTCAAAGAACTCTGTGAGTCCTTCTTTAGCTGCCATATCTAGAATCTGTTCTTTGCTTAAACGGCTGTTGTCAGCTTCAAGTTGTTGAATCACTGTTTCGGGCTGTGTTCTCACGGTCGGCTCCTGTGTGTAAATATATATTATACAGTGATTTCTCGACTTTGTCAAGTCATTTGTTATTCGCTGTCGAAAATTGAATTGAAATGCTGATCGGTGACTCTTGATTTACGTCTAATGTGGCTTTCATCTCGCAGGTTGCCCAAGGGCAACGATCCATATTGTTTGATGTGTGCATCCAAAAATTGGTCTTCAAGTTGTGTGACTTCGTGTCTAGGATCATCTTGTACCGCGAGTGGATAATTGGTCATGTCCCAAATCTTGATACACACATTATTTTTATTGATACCTGGAAAGTTCTTTATCACATCAAGCATATCGCAGCCAGCACTCTTCACACTGGGCCTGGTAGGCCATCCTGGAATTTGAAACGCTTGCCTGTATATTCTTTCACCAAAACTGCCACGAATCCAATCATTGTCGGCACTTTGTCCATATTTCATCACGGTGCTGTTATAGATAAAAGCATAGCAATAGTACTTGACGCCAAGTTTTTTCATCATGCCCTTGATTTCACTGGCATGCAGACACTTACCTAGGTCAAAGGTTACTGATGGTAGGTTTGAGAGATCAATCATAAGTCTGTTTCTAATCTGTTACAATGCTAATATTGTAACATCAAGTGGTTGACATGTCAAGAGAAATATTGTAACTATCTGCAGTAATTAGTAGGGCTTCTTTAAGGGTTTCGTCGTTGAAGTTTTGACGTATGATGTTTGCTACTTTCGGACGAATAATACAATTTTCAAACGTCCATTGTCCGCCGTAACTTTTTGGCAGTATATGATCTGCATTAACAGTATGAAAGTAATCATATTCGTAGATGATCTCTGGATCAAGATCTCTATATTGATTAATCATTTTGTTTGCACCTCGACCGTAATCTAACAAATAACCTCTAAAGCTGACAGGCATCTTTTCGACCCATTGCTCAGAAGTGCCGCCTGACCACTTCTTCATAATAGAATAGGCATAGTCGTAACGTAGGTCGCTGGTTTCTGCAACCTTTCTGTAACTAGCTGCACACCAATAGGTCTTTCGATCAAACACAGCGCCAGTTTGAAGCTGACGCTGTCGAATCAGTTGATTGATTAGCTCTGTGTGTTTAAGCATTTTTAATCACAGGCATTGTTAACGGAAATAACAATTTAGTTTCAACGGAATGAGGTTGTATTAATTGCATCGCATATTCCTTTGGCAGACGCTGGCTAAGAACAGAATAAAACCCTTGAGCGATCCACATATGTTTTGCGATACGTGTAGAGTCTACAGAATAGAACTTAACATTCTTTTCTTTATCCTCCTTGGTCTTATACGGAAACTGTTCACTCATCTCATCTTGAATCTGGCGCCAAGCAGGAGTAGAACCCTTGCCACTGGTCTTGTTAGGCCATTGTTCACGCAAAGCATTCATTAATTTAACCTGGAACAGGTCTTTGTCAAAATCCTTTTCAAAGATCCAATCCTTATTAAAATAAATTGTTTCAACTAACCCAATTAGATCAGCAGTTTCTAATCTCTTCAACGGCCAAATGTATTCATACCAATCAAGAGCAAGAGTCAGAACATCGTCGCTGTATGCTGTGGTTTCAAAGATTGCTTTGAGCTGACTGATATTAGAACAAGCTCCTTTGAGATTCTTTTCTTCCTTGTTCTCGTCATTGACCATACGGAAGTTTCTCTTTAGACTGAGCTCATTGAAAATTTTAAAGTTAACAAACTCGTCATCACTTTTGCTGAGTTGCATCTGTTTACAAACTTCTGCATAACTGATTTCAGTGATGTCGATTTTCTTTTTAATACAATAATCTTCAAGACTTTTCTTAACAACCAATGCATCGCTAAGTGCAAGTTCTACTTCAGTAGCACGAAGCTTGCCTTGATTCTCACGTTTGAACTGACGAAGATCGTCGATATCGTCTGAGCTAGGTAATACTTCGTATGCGAATTCTGTTCGACTTACAATACAACCTGCAATGCTACGTTGTTGTCCTTCGTTAACAAACACTCGATTATCTGTAGGATCGATTCGAGCATTGCCGCAGGTAAGACCATCTACGTCCCATCGACGCAACATTTGTAGAATGTGACGGGGTTTAGGATTACGTTGTCCCCCTTGTCCGTCTTCACCGTAGTTCAACCAAATGTCTCGAATAGGAAGTTTTTCTACGCCCTTTAATCGACTCTTACGTTCCTCGAACGGTAACAGTATTCCGTCAAGGACTCCTGTTGATTTATAGTGTGTAAGGACTTCTTCAACAACTCGTTGAAGATTTTCGTTTTCTTTATTGATCGGTAACTCAGCTAAAACCTTGTGCTTATCCATATGTGCATCAAGTTCTGCCTCACTGAAATCTTGTAGTCGACGTTTGATAGTTGATTTGTCTGTAGGAATAACTTTGGTTACGTCACTTAGCCAAGTACCGAAACTACGGAAGTGATGTTCTTTCTCTACAGGATTGAATGTGTTTGCTGTCGCCATTTGATTGCCTTTCTGTGTGTAAAAATTAAACCCTAGCTATAGTATAATACAGCTAGGGTTATTTGTCAACCAATCAATTAACCAAAATCAAACAGAGATTCAAATTGATTATCTGCCTGCTTTATTGCACCATAGTTACCTAGTGCAACTGTGGCATCATGCACCTCACGTGGCACAAACAGTCTATCCATGTACTTTGGAATCTGTTGATGTGTCATACCAATGTCCTTACCAAAATGTAAACCTAGAGCCTTCTGCTCCGCATTAGCTGGTCTTCTCACAGCGCAGACACAGACATAATCCAATTTGGCAAAATAGTCATATAGATCCTGAGGTTGATATCCGTATTGAGCACATTGCTTTGGAACAATCTCAACCTGCACACTAGGCCTGCATCTCTTGATAGTTTCGTCAGCGCCTTCTATCACAAATAGCTCGCTGCCTTCCACATCAATCTTGATAACATCAACGTCATCAAATTTGTAGCTGTCTATGGTTCTTGCAGGAACATTGACCACGTGTTGAGACTTTTTAATCTGTTTGTCGTTGTAGACAGCAAAGTTGTGACCCCCGTGTTCTGGATGATCCTGAATGCCAATAGTACCAATATTTCTATTAGTAAGTGCCACTTCGTGAACCGTGATGTTACCAGCTATGTTCATACTCTGAGGAATCCCCTTCCAGACAAACCAACCTACAGCTTGGTTAGGATCTCGATGGATTGCACCATTCCATACATTACCTTGCCAATAGATACCATGCAGATTGCTCTGCTGAGCAATGGCAATATTTGCTTTGAGCATGGTCAATGTGGTAGGAGTGGGCTCAAATGATTCCACATCATCGGCCCATTCTGCGTAGGCAATGGTGTTATTACCAATGTTAGCACCCACGTCAATGATGCGACGTGCTGTTGGATAGATGGATCTTATTAGTCTAGAATTGTTGCCCTGATAGTAAACATTGACTCCACTAAATCTAGGACCTTGCAGATTATCCCAGGCCAATAGCCAGTAGCAACGTCCAAACTTGTTTATCACTAAACGAAATTGGGCATCGTTAAAAAGTCCGCTGGGTTCTGGAAATCCGAATAGAGTTTGAAACTCTTGGGGGGTGATGGTTGCTGTAATAAGTTGCGGCATAATATTTCTCCTTTATATCAATTTTCGCAATGCGTCAACAATACCGTACTGTATTGTAATGTTCGCAAGAGTATTTACCTAGTGTACTACACTAGGAAAAATAAATCAACCTAAATAATCTGCCCAGCTAGGATGCTGTAGATGATACCCTCGGACCCTACGTTTGGCCACAAGGTCCCAAAATGTAGGCTTGTAGGGTGTGACTTTTGGTTTCATCTTGCCCACATGTGCCGCCTTCTTGTAGTTGCAGCTCTTGCAGGCAGTGGTTGAGTTTTCCCAAGTGGTCTTGCCGCCCTTGCTCACAGGCAGCACATGATCCAAAGTGGCCAAAGATTCCGCCACTTCTATTCCACAGTATTGACAGGCATAGGCGTCACGCAGAAATATATTGCGTTTGCTCAGCCTCATAGTGTGTTTGGGTTTTTGATAAGAATTCAACATGATCACAGCAGGCACGCGAGTTTCCCAACGTGCAGATCGCACGATCCAATCTTCGTGCCATTCCAAAACCTTAACCTTGTCCAACACAATGTAACGAATGGCTTCCTGCCAGTCTATGGTGCTGAGGGGTAATAGGCTTAATGGCTGCATGTCTGCGTTAAGTACTAAGGTGGTCATAATACGTGTATTTAATCAAAGAACAACTAGTGTACAATCAAAACTATAATTAGTCAATGTTTTTTTAGATAACTAAGATTGAAGTTGACCTAGACAGGGTTAGCTGCTATACTTAGATTTCTTATTAATTAAAAGGATTTACGATGAATTTAGTACCAATGGTCATTGAGTCAACTTCCAAAGGGGAACGGGCCTATGACATCTACAGCCGCTTGCTCAAAGAACGTATTATTATGTTGAACGGCCCTGTAGAAGATATGATGGCAAATACTATTGTGGCACAATTGTTATTTTTGGAATCAGAAAATCCAGACAAAGAGATTTCACTGTTCATTAACAGTCCCGGTGGTGTTATCACAAGCGGTATGAGCATCTACGATACCATGCAGTTTATCAAATGTGATGTGGCTACCTATGTTATGGGACAGGCCTGTTCAATGGGTTCATTCCTAGCACAAGCAGGTACGGCAGGCAAGCGTTATATGTTGCCCTATGCCCGCCACATGATTCATCAGCCCAGCGGCGGTGCTCGTGGCATGCAGAGCGACATTGAAATTCAATACAAAGAAATCACCAAGATGAAAGACATCTTGACCAAACTGTACGTCAAGCACAATACCAAAGGTAAGACCTATGCTGAGTTTGAACGTGACATGGATCGTGATACGTTTATGTCAGCAGAAGAAGCACTAGAATATGGACTCATTGACAAAATCATTGAGAAAAGATAATGACACAACTACAAGGTAAACAAGACAAAGGGTGGGGCTACGAAATTATATGGGCCACCAATGACAAGTACGCAGGCAAAATCTTAGTATTTGAAAAGGTAGGTGCCAAGTTTAGTATGCACTTTCACAAAGAAAAAGATGAAACTTGGTTTGTAAACGCAGGCGAGTTCAAGTTAATCTGGTGCGACACTACCACTGCCACCTACAAAGAACAAATTCTCAAAGAAGGTGACACGTGGCGCAATCCGCCAATGATGCCGCATCAGTTGATTGCACTCAAACCCAACTCAATGGTATTTGAAGTCAGCACAGCAGACTCAGTAGAAGACAATTACAGAATCATTCCAGGAGACAGTCAAGTTGCAGCCGTTAAACCAACCGAAGAACAACCAACCTAAGATATCTTGGGTAGGTGGAGAGTTCCGCACAAAATGTGTGGTAGGGCTTGATCGTGATGGAGTAATCAACCGAGACCTAGGCACCTACTGCTTCAAGGTTGAGGACTTTGACCCCATTCCAGGCAGTATTGACGCTATAGCTGAACTCAGGCGTAAAGGCTATAAGATCACAGTGATCACTGATCAAGGTGGCATTGAAAAAGGTCTTTACACCCAACAAGATGTGGACACTGTGCATGAGCACATGCTGAAACTGTTAGGCGAAGCAGGCTGCTTTTCAATTGACGGCATCTACTACAGTGCCAGCAGTCGTAGAGAAGATCCGTTTGCCAAACCCAATGTGGGCATGTTTAAAAAATGTGAAGCTGACGTTAAGGATATCAAATTCAAAGGCGGCTACTATGTAGGCGACAAGATGAAAGATCTTAAAGCAGCCATGAATATAGGTGCTCGACCAGTGTTGGTAAGGACTGGCTATGGCTTAGAAACTGAAAAAGAATTACAAAAATTTACCTATAGAAAGATCAAACAGCGCACAATTATATTTGACAACCTAGCACAGTTTGTGGAGTCGCTTGCATGACAAAGGTTGTAGTTAATGGAACCTTTGACATTATACATTTAGGGCATTTAAGACTGTTAGATTATGCTAGAAGTTTGCCCAATAGCTATGTGTTAGTTTTAGCAGATAGTGATCGTAGAATAAAACAATTGAAAGGCAATGATAGACCGATCAACAACGAATACGAACGTTGTAGTTTGTTGTTTGCTCTAAAGTCAGTAGATCGTGTAGAAACATTTGATTCCGATGAAGAGTTAATTAAATTGATCAAAGACTTCGAACCCGATGTTATGGTTAAAGGTAGCGACTATCGAGGTCAGCCCATTATAGGTGCTGAATATTGTAAAGAGATAAAATTTTATGACAGACTTGGCAACTACTCAACCACAAACAAAATTCAAGATATTGCTCATAGGCGATAACTGTAAAGACATTTACCAGTACGGGACTATTGATAGGCTAAGCCCAGAAGCACCTGTGCCTGTATTTGTGCCTACATATGCAGAAGAAAGTGATGGTATGGCAGGTAATGTGTTTAACAATCTAGAGGCATTGGGCTGTGAAGTAAACTATCTTTTCGGCGAAACAAGTACAAAGACTAGATTAATCGATCAACGTAGTCAACAACAGATTGTGCGTATTGACAATGACATTGTATCTAATCCGTTGACATTCGAAACAGATATTCCCAATGTTTATGATGCTGTTGTAGTCAGTGATTACAATAAAGGAACAGTTAGCTACGAACTTATAGAAGAACTGATCGCACT